CTTGAATACAGAATGCCCAAGAAAGAAGAGTCGGCCACAGGCGGCGGCGGTGGAGGCGGCGGATTCGGCGGCGGCGGTGGTGTTACAACAACCACAACTACACCACCTCCTGTTACGACTCCTCCAGTTACTCTACCAACTACTGGTGCCTACAGTGCAAATGCTATTCCAGGAGCATCTCAGTTTATGGGCATGACAGTTGCTAATGCTCAAACTAGCGCTAATCAAATTGGAGCAGTGTATCAAGATCTTTATACAAAGAAAATGCCAAACTATCTACAAGTAGTGACTAATAAAACAAACACTTCTTTTACAGATATTCTTACAAATGCAGGTAAGAAAGCGAATGGCACAAAAGACGCATGGGGTAATTCTTTTGCTGGCATTCCACCACTAATTAATGCTCAGGCTCCAGCTGTTGCATCAGGCTTTTCAGCTTTTGGAATGTCAGGAACAGGTGAGGCAGGAAAGGTTAGCAGTGCATGGAGTAGTAATATTGGCGGAATTCCTGGAACAGTTAGTGCTCAAGAAGGAAACACATATGCTGCTTTTAGTGGTCTAGGTAAGAAGGCTGGTGAGGGGTTCGACAAGGGTGTCTCTCCTTTTGATGTTGTAACTGGTTGGTTAACTAATTTAGGCAATTGGCTTACTGGAAATGCCGAAGGTGGTTTGATTACTGGTCCAGGAACTGGGACATCAGACTCTATTCCAAGAATGCTTTCAAATGGAGAGTATGTTGTTCGTGCATCTTCTGTTTCTAAAGTTGGTCTTCCATTTATGGAAGCTATTAATAATGGAGAAATTCCAGATCTTAAGGGTACAAAGATTGGTATCCCAGGAATTAAGTATAATGGAAAGGGACCATCCTTCAACAAGGGAGAAGCTACACAAGAAGCCAGCGGATCAGTGTATAATTATAGTATAGTTGTTAACGCAGAAACAAATGCAAATCCAGACCAGATTGCAAGTGCAGTTATGTCTAGAATTAAACAAGTAGAAGGACAACGAGTTAGAGGTGTGACTAGATAATGACTGCTACCCCCCAAGAAATTAATTATGTTGCTGGTCGTAAAAAGTATGCAAGACCGCAGGGTATTGCATTTACTGAGGCATATAACCAATCAGACTCAGGATTGATTCCAGCTGGCTTTGAGGTTAATTCTTCACAAACAGACAACCTAGAGACCTTTCTAATTTTGTCAGATCACAATAGAGGAGCTATCGACATTTCTCCAAAGCGTATTGAAACCAGAGAACGAATGATTAATGGCAGAATGCGTTCATACCACATTGATGATAAAAAGATGATTAGGCTTTCTTGGCAAAATCTGCCATCAAGGTCATATGCTGTATCACCAGAATTTGCAATCTCTGATGTTTTTGATGGAGAAACACAAACAATTTTTGCTGGAAAGTCTTCATTCTATAATGATAGAGAAGAGTATACCGTAGATGGTGGAGCAGGTGGGGCAGACATAAAAGAGTGGTATGACCAGCATGTTGGATCATTTTATGTTTTATTGGCATATGACAATCTTCAGGAGAGAGCTGGGGCAAATGGTGGAAAGTATGCTAGACTTGGTGAGTATACGGAAGCCCTGGAAATGTACATCTCTGATTTTTCATTCAATGTAGACAAAAGAGGTGCTACTACTCATGACTTGTGGTCTGTATCTATAAGCTTGGAAGAGGCATAGAATGTTTGGCTCAGCATCACTAAAAACGCATCTTCAAAATAGTCCAACAATTGAAATATCTTCATTGGTTTATGCTGAAATAAACATGAACGATCCAGACAATATTTTAAAAATTGGAAATTACCGTAATAGACATAACGAAGTAATTCGTCATGACTTTTCAGAAGAAACAGCACAAACAGCTGTTCCATATTATTACGGATATACTGACTCGGATATTGTTGTAGATGGTGGGTATGATCAAAACGATATTCCAATTGCGTTTGCCTCTACCCAAGACAAGGTAAAACTTTACTATTCTTTGGAAGATTGCTTTAAGCAGTTTAGACCAAGATCTGGAATCAACAAGGCAGCATTTTATTCTAGAAAAAACACTCATTTTTTGCATAACGACTCTACATCGATGATGGCTAGACCAAGATACTACATGTTGGACAAAAATGATACTTTTAAGTATTGGTCTTCATTTAGATATCAAACAATAACAAATGATGGCGAAGAGCAAATGGTGGCAAGAGGAATATCCACAACCCTTATACCAAATCAACTAGAAGACGAATATCGAATTTCTGATGCCGCACCTTTTATTGTTTATAAGGAAGCAGTGCCAATTAACAGGGTAGTTATCAAAATGCAAACTCACGTTGGCACGGTAACAAATGATCTATCAACATACTACAATAGTGACGGTGAATTTATTGATGATCCATTCTATGAAGAGGAAGATCAAGTAGTAAATCGTGTTGTTCCAGTAAATTGGGAAATACAATACCTTGATTCTACAAATACTTGGCAAACGCTTAAAGACTTTTCTTCCGCATATAAAGCTGTAGATGTTCCACTAATTGGTCGTGATGGATACTTTGAGCTTCAGCTAAACAATGGTGTTTGGGAAACTGGGGCAGAGTCTATTACTACAGATACCCCAGTTCTGTCTAACTTTACAGATAGCAGTCTTGACGGTACCGAGTATCTTTCAGTTAAAGGCTTAAGAGTTATCGTAAACTCTCTTAGTAGAAAAGACTACCCATTTGAGCTTATTGAGCTTTCTGCAAGGCTAGCTATCGATTTAACTGATATGACAAAAAGCTATTCAATTAAAAAGGTTGCTGCAAATCTAGGGCAGACCAACCTGCCTGTTGGTGAACTATTAGCATCAACTGGAAACATAAGCTTGGCAGACTATGACCTAGCATTCTCTCTTGAAAATGAAGACAGTGTAATTGCTAAAAGATTACAGAGAAATGTGCAGTTTAAATTTTTTGAAATTATTAAAAATGTTTCTAGCGGTGGAAGTGTGAGTGATGTCTATATTCCGATTAAGACAATGTATGCAGACATCTTCCCAATGGTAGATGCCAAGACAAGAAATGTAAGCCTAGATCTTAGAGACTTGTTTGTTCAGTTTGAGTCTTTGACAATGCCAGAAACGTTTGTGCGAAATGCATCTTTTAGTTATGCAGTTGCTATGGTTTTAGACTCTATTGGCTTTACAAATTACATATACAAGAAATCTCCAAATGACGATGAGCCTATTATCCAGGACTTTTTTGTTGAGCCAAATACATCTGTTGCAAAAGTTTTAGAAGACCTTGCGGTATCTACACAAACAGCAATGTTTTTTGACGAATACAATAATCTAGTCTTAATGAGTAAAAGCTATATGCTTCCAGGAATTGGAGATAGACCAACAAATACAGAAGACCTTGTTTTGCGAGGGAATAGCAACGGACCTGCACTAGCAAACATTATTGATATCCAAAGTCAAGACCAGGATATATACAACGGTGGAAAGATTACATATACAGAAAGATATATCCAGAGAACTGTAAGAGAGATCAGACAAGCATCGCTACTTGATAACGATAGGGTATTCACCTATAAGCCAGTTGTGCTATGGGAGGTAAGCCCTACAGAACAGACAAAGCCTGAAAATGGAGAAATACAAAATCAGTCTGCATATTCTTTGGCTGCAATTCCCTTGCATACCGACCTTACATCGGAAATACCATCTGTTGATCAGAGCAACCAGGTCAAGAACAATGTTATGAATCTTGGCGAAGGCATCTACTGGATTACTCGATATAATGGATACTTCTATGCAAATGGAGAAATCATAAGATTTGATGCTGTTGAGTATTCTGTCCAGGGTGTAGGAAATGTATGGATTAGTTCTGCTGAAGAGTATGCAGAATACTTTGCTCAAATGGCCTTTAATGGAAAAATATTCCCAACAGGCAGAGTTAAAATATTTGTAGAGCCATTCTATTTAGCAAACGGTAGCACTCCAAAACCAGGAGCAGTTGCCAGACATGGTAGGGGTCAGTTTAATACTCGAATAGTTTATCATAATGCTGGACTCAATAACTCACACTGGGCCATGAATACATCAAACATTAAGGGTATTTCTATGGAATCTTCAATATTGTTTGATGTTTCAAAAAGCATACCAGCAACATCTAACAATTCTGCAGGAACCTTCTTTGATTCAATTGCGTCAACTAATACTGCTAAAAAATCTTCAAGAACGGGAATGATTAGAAACTTTCTTAGTAGTTCATATTTTGCTGAAGACGATCCAGACTCTCCACAAGCAAAATCCACAGCAACCGTACAGTCATCGGCTTTAGTTTTTTCTGGTCCAGCAATTTCATCAACCCCAAGAGATTTCGTTTCATATGTGCAAAAGGATAGTTTATCTACTCTTGTTGGTCAAAATCCAAATCATGTAGGAACAAGAATTAGACTAATTGGTCAAAATTCTCCAGACTCTTCGACTCAATTACCATCTGGATCTTTTTCTGCTGGTCAATATGGAGACGTAAAAGTTTCTGCTAACTCTGCTGGAATAGCCCTCATGAGTTCAAAAGAAAATATCGGCTACTTTTTTGAAATTGCTGGTTTGTCGTCTTTAAATATAGAAGCCTACGCTCCAAACGATGAGTCGTTGTCCAATCTTATGTTTTACAAGACAGCAAGAAATACTGCAAACGCAAACTCACAAGGAAGAGCAACGCCAATACCACTATGGTATGGAAGATCCAACATTCTTGTTGACGACGGCAAATTTGTTGGTCAATACAGAATGGCTACAGAGGAAAACCCTACAGTATATGATCTAGCAATTGAGTACGCACAAACAATTGAGCCAAACAGTGCAGGTGTGCCAACAGCTGGAATTACATTTTACTTATATCTAAACAATAAACTAATTGGAAAAGTAACAGATACAGAAAACCCAATTAACATATCCGACAGTCTGGCATTGTTTGTTAGGGGTTCTACAAGGGCAATGTTTGAAAATGTCTACGCTCTTTCAAATAATAAGTCTGCAAACTATTATAATTCATCAGAAACCCCTTTATCTGCTGCTGCATCATTATCTAAAGAAACAGTGATTGAAGAGTCGTTTAGAAAATATGCCCTCCCAGAAGCGGTATCTTCAACCTATCTTACTGGTATATCTCCAGTGGCACCCAAAAAGCAATTATTGTGGTTTGAAGAGTTTGGAACCATTATGCGTGAAATGGACTACTTTAATATTAGGTATGACAAAGCATACCCTGCTTTATCTGCATACATAGCTCCAACATTTAATAGCACCAAGGGGTATGCCATTTCTGGATTTACACCAACTGCATACGGTGCAGAATTCCTTGTCTTCAATATAACCGATAAGGCTATCAGTCTTGATGAAAGTTCTGGCAACTGGCTAAGAATATTAGGGGTTACATTTACACAACAAACAGATCGTGACCTAACACTAGATGAATATTTTGCAGAAAACAGTAACCTGTCTGATCCAGAATTTTGGAATGGTGCTGCATCTGGAAATATTATTCTTAATAAAAATAATTATCAAAGAATTAAAAACAGCATTGCAAAATATGGCAAAAAAGAATTCTCGGTAGATGCAATGTATATTCAAAATAAATCTATTGCTGAAAACACAATGAAATTTTTAGTTAAGAATGTAACAGTTCCTAAAAAAGCTGTAGGTCTAGATGTTTTTGGGGTTCCGCATTTACAGTTGGGAGACATCGTTTCATTCGATTATCAAGACGGTACAACTGATATAATTGCTGATAGTACAACACGTTTTGTCGTCTATAGTATTGCACATAGTCGCCAGGGTGACGGAATTAAGAGTACAATATATGTAAGTGAGGTGATTGACTAATGGTTGATGCAGTAGACCCATTCCTACCGAAACCAATTTATCAATATAGGAAGTCTGGAGCCAAAGTTGCTTCTCCAGATATTATTTTAGATGAAGAGAATATCTCTATTGAGTCAATGACAGACTACTTGTTTGAACAGATCGGTGGCCAGGAGTTGCTGTCTTCAGCAAGAAGTGATACAATTAACAGTCCACTAAACGTAACAAACCTTTTTATTCAAGATTCGGGATCTTTCTTTTCCAGTGACATTGAAATACCATTTGGTACACTGCAGTCTAACTTAGAGAACTATCAAATTGATATAGATGACTTTTTGCCATTTGGATACACTCCAAATGAAATTGTTTATTTTAATGGAGAAACAGAGTCAATTGTTATTGAGCTTGAAAATTTAAAAACAGGGTATGTTGTAGAAGTAAAAATTCTTTTTGGTATTAACACGAAGTTTGGTATAATAAATAGAGGGAGTGAAAACAATTGATAACAAATAAAGGAAAATCTTTAGTAGCAAAATATATGCTTGGTCAGATTCCATCATATGGCTCATACCTTGCGTTAGGCTGTGGTGCACCACCAAGCACAACAACTTCTAAGACTCCAACATCATACTCAATTTCAGGATCTACAGTAACTGTAACTATTTCTGGTGGACACACATTTAAAGTTGGTGACAACATTATTGTCGATATGAGCGACGGTAGAGTTGATGGAGATAAAACTATTGCAACTGTAACAAGTACTCAACTAACATTCCCTGCTAACTATACTATTCCAGCGTTAACTGCTGTAAATGATGTATTTCCTGGAAGTGGTTATGCAGAATATACTGCTGCTTCAGCCCATAGACTTGTTGTGGGAGACCTAATTACTACCACTGGTTTTACAGATGCAGATTTTAATAATACAGATGTGGCTGTTTATGCAGTTCCTTCTAGCACAGTTTTTCTTATTGCAGAAGCTGGAACTGGAACAACAAGTGCTGGAACGTTATCAACAATAAAACCAACTGTTCAAAGTGGAGCAACAATATCGCTAGACTATTCAGGTAAAGCGTCTCTTGATTTTGAGATGCTAAGAGTGCCAATTATTTCAAGAGGCTTGGCAACCGAAGATGGAGTTGATATGCTGGTTTTGGGAGCAGAGGCACCAACACAAGAAAGATTATCAATTACTGAATTAGGAATATACTCTGCAGGAACAAACAATCTTGTTAGAGGATCTCAAAGTGGTGTCCTACATACGTTTGCTAATTATGAAAACTGGGAACTGCACAATACGGCAACACAAGCTGTTGTTGATTTTCCTACAGGACTAAGCACCGACTATGGTGCAACAATTGGTTTGTCGTTAGCAACACCTGCTACATATTTTGGTGCCGATAGGGCCATTTTTGAAAACGCTGAGAGGACATCTAAGCAAGAAAGACCGCGCATGTACAATAGCACCCTCGTGTTAAATGGAAAGCTTTCGTATATTCAAAATGTTGACAATCTAACAACAATGGCTGTAGCTACTGGTTCTGGGAATATTGCTGCTGGAATTGAAGATAGCAGGCATGTGCATTTGCTTGGACAAACATATGCTTTTGACGAAAACTCATCTTCAGATAAGATAAAAGTTGCTTTTTCTATTCTATATAAAAAGGTTGTTCCTCAACCCGACGGCACTTCGCCAAACAGTGCCCCATCATATATTGGAATAATTATTGAATTTTCTTCAGAAACAGCAACGGAAAATCCAAAATATGCAAGACTTAAAATTAATAAAAGTAGTACTCAGCTAGCAGGCTCTCGCTACTTTGCTGAAAGTGTTCCTCTGTCTGATTTAGAGGTTTCTTCTAATTTTGCATGGTCTGCGGTAGACACAATTAAAATACACTTTTCTGCATTTGGAGCATCACCATATAATGCAGCAAACCTATCAGATGAATACTCATTGGCTTTAGATGCAATTTCTTTTGAGAATGTTTATGATGAAGAACAGAATACCTCATACGGGCTTGTGGCATACTCTACTGTTGGATCTACAAAAACAATTGCTGGAGTAAATTACATAGTCCCAGTTGAAAAAAATGTTAATAACTCCACTTTGATTGAATACAAGTTTCCAATAATTGTTGGTGATAGGTAATGGCACTTCAAAGAGATATAAAAAAGGTGGAAATTCCAATTTTTAAATCTCAAATATCTGTCTCACCCCAAAACACAATTCCCATTCAGTTTAGAGTTAAGACTGAAGACGGCACAAAGATTTCTACTTGGTCAAATGTGTATGAGATTGCTGGACCAGCGGTTATTTCTGGAAACGTTGCTACGATGGTTAACAAAGCTGGAGCTACCAAAAAAGTGTTGCTATCCTGGGACGATGAAAACAACGCTAACCTATACGATGTTTTTGTCCATAGATTTCAAAATATTGTTATTCTTAATGCTGACCTTGGAAGTGGATTCTTTTCTAAAACTGCAACTGTGGCAACTGTAACACTTTTTACTGGCGATGTTCCTACAGGGACAAAAAGAGAGCATGGGTTAAAGGTAGGAATGACCATAACAGTATCAGGCACTACCACTGATTATGATCGTGTAGGAACAACTGTAACAGAAGTTGTCGATCCATATACATTTAAGTATAGCCCAGTCGGAGGCACTGGTACTGCGAGCACAACACAAAACGAGTTTAGTATTACTGCCCCAACAACGCAACTTTCAACATTGTCCATTAATGATTATGTTTATGTAGACACAACAGACAGAACATCTTACAATTTGTCAAAACCGCTTACAATTAAAACCAGTGATGACTTGACAACAATATCTGCAACCTCTACTCACATGTTTGCTATGATCCAGGTAGCATCATCTAATAAAAAACCAAACAGTTTGCTTACTGTTGGATATGCCAATGTGGCTACACCATAAAGACTTTTTCTGATATAATACTATAAGGAGAAAAACATGAAACTGCCAATTCCACAAAGAGGACAGCCCCTAGATGTAACTTTTATATCTGACATTGTTAGATCAGTCAATGATCTATATGACAAGGTTGCTATTAAGATTTCTGCATATGCTAGTCTTTGGACTTTGTCTGGACGCAAGCAGGTAAGGTCTAGCGAGGTTAAATTTGTTAGTGGTCAAGTAAAGATCAATACAGAAAAGACAACAAATGCTGATCAATATGTAGATTTTGAATATCGTTTTGATATTGCATTTAAGTATCCCCCAGTTGTTACGGCAACCCCAATTTCTCTTCGTGCCACAGCTAGCAATGCAGCTAAAAACGCAACGGTAATTCTAACAAGTGTTACAACAAGTAGTGTTAGAGGTGCAGTTAAGTTTGAGACTAGTGGTGAGTTTACCGTCGGCGTAAACGTTATTGCAATCGGCATTCCAGTATAGGCTGGCACAAATGCCATCCCCAGGATTTGACAGACAGGCCTATAACTCTGCACCAGTAATACCTGGTAGCAAAAAGGTATGGTTTCTTAATGGCGATTTGGTCAGGGTACATCATTTAGGAAAATCTAACGGCATTATGTCTGTCTACAATATGAACAAGGATCAACTTGAAAGTTGTCTAGTAGGAGACTTTAAGAAGAATAGAGAACGAGCGTATACTGTTGGAGAAGTAGCTATCTTAGTAAATCGTCATAGAAAATATATGCCTAGTCTCATGAAGCGTGGGATCATTCCAGAGCCTAGGGGGGCATCCAAGGGCGGAGAAAGAGGGTGGCAGATAAGGTGCTACTATTCAGAATCGCAGGTTTACGAAATTCGTGATATACTTTCTACCTATCACATGGGAAGACCAAGAAAGGATAAGCTTATCACAAACGATATAACTCCTACTAGACAAGAGTTGACACGCCGTTTAGGCAGTGGTATACTGACATATACGAGAACAGAAGACGGCAGGTTTATTCCTGTTTGGTCAGAAAGTATTTAAGCCTTCGAAAGGGGTATGAGAGATGAATAACGAAGAAACAAAGGTAAATGTTACATTGGGTTACACACTTAACCTTGGCAACTTCCAGTCACTACGAATCGATCTTGGTGTAGTTGACTCACGTCGTGATGGAGAGAACATCACAGAAGCATTTGAGCGAGTGTACGCATTCGTTGAATCAAAGCTTGTTGAAAAGATTAACGAAGCTAAGTCTGAAATTAAAGAGTAATGGCTGAACGCAAAGATCGTATGGCTTTGCTCAGTAGGTATTCCAAGCTTTATGTTATAAAGCATGAGAAAAAGCCATTGTTGAATTTGAATGTTGAGCAATGGGCAGCAGATGCATTAATTGAATCATACGGCTTGCCACAATGCTACGACCTGTTGGAGTATTACTTTGATGTTGCTCCATCGCCAAGTTGGAAGTATTTTGCAAACTATGCTGACAGTATTATTTCTGCTGTTCGGCAACAAAAGGTAGACGAGAAAGAACGACAAGAGCGTAGGGCTAGAGCAAAGGAATGGTTAAATGAGTAATTCAGAGGCAAAGCTTATCTCTGCTGTGTTAGAGGATAAGCAGGTCCACGTTTTGCTTCAGGCAAACGTAGACAACATGCTACGTACTCATAATGATATCTGGCAGTTTGTTCGTAACTACTTTGATCATAATGGCACGGTTCCACCAACAGCACTAGTTGTTGAGAAGTTCCGTGACTTTGAGCCAGTTTCTGGGGTAGGGGCAACAAAGCACCACCTAGAAGAACTACAGGCAGAGTACCTTAATGATAGTCTAAAGGACATTGTTCGCACAGCAGCTACAGATATTCAAGGTGGTAAGGGTGTAGAGGTACTTGAGTCATTGATTACAATGACATCAGAACTAAAGAAGAACACTTCTGCAATCCGTGATATTGATGTTACAGATATTGATGATGCGATTGCATACTATACAAATGTTCAAGAGCAGGCTGCTCTAGGGTTCACAGGAATCAAGACTGGTCTTCCGGGTTTCGACAACTACCTTCCTGCTGGAATTACGCCAGGACAGCTTGGAGTATTCCTTGCTTATCCAGGTATTGGAAAGTCATGGCTATCGCTTTATTTTGCGGTACAGGCATGGAAGCAGGGCAAGTCTCCAATGGTTGTTAGCCTTGAGATGAGTGAGACAGAGGTTCGTAATCGTGTCTTTACAATTATGGGGGAAGGCCTTTGGTCACACAGAAAGCTTTCTGCTGGTCAGGTAGAGCTTGATATGCTAAAATCTTGGCACACGAAAAATCTTGCAGGAAAGCCAGAGTTTCACATTATTTCAAATGATTCTGGTGGAGAGATTACGCCCTCAGTATTGCGTGGTAAGATAGATCAGTACAAACCAGACTTTGTTATTGTAGACTATTTGCAGCTTATGTCGCCAAACCAAAAGTCAGACAACGAAACTGTTCGAATGAAAAACCTTTCTCGTGAACTAAAGCTTATGGCTATTTCAGAAGAGGTTCCCATTATTGCTATCTCATCAGCAACACCAGATGATGTAACTAAGCTAGACACTGTTCCAACACTTGGTCAGACCGCTTGGTCACGACAGATTGCATACGATGCTGACTGGGTTATGGCTCTTGGTCGTGGTACAAACTCCGACATTATAGAGTGTGTTTTTCGTAAGAATCGTAATGGTTTTATGGGTGAATTCATGGTGCAGGCTGATTTTGACAAGGGTACATATAAGTACAAAGACTTTGAAGATAACTAGTTATAATGGAGTATGGAAAATTTTCACCATAAACCTATCAAAAGATTTACCTTAGACGGAATCTTCCAAGATGATTCATCTATAGTTAGACTCAAAGATGAATACATCAGGCTTTTGAAAACTGAAATGGTGTTAACAGGATATGTACCAAGACTAGACATTGACACAGATTTTACGATATACTATAATGAGAAAAAAGATGTATTTGAATTCATGATCTCACTTTACGGGACATACTTAGGGAAAAAACAATCACAATGCATAGAGGGAATAGACGGAACGGTAGCGATACCTTTACAGAAGAGCAAATTACAAGAGTACTCCGAGGAACAGGCGTAGACATTGAGTCCGAGGTTGACTCTGACTATATCATTTATTGCCCATTCCACGCAAACAATAGAACACCTGCTGGAGAAGTAGACAAGCAGTCTGGAATATTCTTTTGTTTTTCTTGTCACCACGTCTCAAATCTAGTAGAGCTTGTGATGCATGTTTCTGGTCGTACATACTTTGAAGCTGTGCGTTTTGTTAACTCTAAAAGAACAGAAAGCAATCTTGAAGCTGAGGTCGGAAAGCGTCTGATCGATAAGCCAGACTACAAACAGTTCGATGAGCTAATGGTTAAAAGATTAAACCAACAGGCAATCGAATCACCTCGTGCAATGAGATACTATTCAGGACGTTTTATTACAGAACATTCCGTAAACAAGTTTGCTCTTGGATATTCTGAAAAGCAAGACATGGTGACTATTCCTGTCCATTCTCCAGACGGCATGGCTGTAGGCTTTGTTGGTAGATCTGTAGAAGGAAAAGAGTTTAAGAATACTCCAGGACTTCCTAAATCAAAACTTCTGTTTAACCTCCACAGGGTAAAGACAGCAGACAGGGTTTATATTGTCGAATCATCATTCGATGTTATACGCCTTGACCAGGTAGGGCTTCCAGCGGTAGCAACATTGGGAGCCAACGTATCAAACTACCAAATTGACCTGCTCAAAAAATACTTCAATAACGTAATTGTTATTGCAGATAATGATGATGCAGGAGGGAATATGAAATCTAAGATTATTGATAAGCTTGGATCTCGTGTAAACACAATACAACTAGATAACAAATACAAGGATATTGGAGATATGGCTGATGAAGAACTGACGAAACTAGAAGTCTCGTTTGACAAGTCAATCATATCTATGCTAAACTAATAACCTCAACAATAAGGAGAAAGTATGAGTGCAATTAAGGGAATTAAGAATATCAACGCCCTACTCGAAAAACCAAAATATGAAGGAACTAAGGTCCGTTGGCTCAAGCTTGCTGATGGACAATCTGCGACTATCCGCTTTGTAGAAGAGCTTGACGCAGACTCTGCACACTTCTCAGAAGACCGTGGTCTTGCTGTGGTGTATGCAGAACACACTAACCCAAAGGACTACAAGCGTAAGGCTGCTTGTAGTATGGACTCAGAGGGCCGTTGCTACGGCTGTGAGATGGCTCGTAAGGACCCCAAGGCAGGCTGGCGAGCACGTAATCGCTTCTACTGCAACGTCCTCGTTGACGACGGACTTGAGTCTCCATACGTAGCTGTTTGGTCACAGGGCATTAGCAAGCAGTCGGCTGTGCCAACTCTTATGGAGTTCTATGGCGATACCAATGGAATCTCTAACCTGACATGGAAGATCAAGCGTAACGGTCAGGGTACTGAGACAAACTACACCCTTATTCCAAAGGGTCCAGACACCGAGCCATTCGATTGGTCTGCACTTGAGATGAACGACTTGGAAGCTGTCCTTCGTGAAATCCCATATTCAGAGCAAGAGGCTTTCTACTTTGGATTCGACACACCATCAGTAACTTCTTCAACGAACACTGACTGGTAAACAATCTGGGGGGTGGCTTGAGTACAGGCTGCCCCCCTATCAACTTCTAACAGAAAGATTTTAAATGAGTTACGCTGGACTACACGTTCACACCCACTACTCGCTATTTGACGGTATTGCTACACCACAGGAATATGTTGACAGAGCCGTCGCACTAGGAATGCCAGCTATTGCGATTACCGATCATGGTTCGCTATCTGGACACCGTGAAATGTATCGTGCTGCTAAAGAAGCAGGAATTAAGCCTATCCTTGGTATTGAGGGGTATATTGCAAAAGACCGCCACGACCATGAGGATAAGAAGGACAAGAACGACCCTCTAGACCTTAACTATAATCACCTTATCATTCTTGCTAAGAATGCAAAGGGTCTAGAGAACCTAAATAAACTTAACGAGATTGCATGGACAGAGGGTTTCTACAAGAAGCCACGAATGGACTGGTCTATTCTTGAGAAATATAAAGAGGGGCTAGTAATTACATCTGGATGTCTAAGTGGATATCTAGCAAAGGCTATTGAGGCAGACAATCTAGCAGCAGCGAAGTTTCATCTTCAGTGGGCTAAGGATACCTTTGGTGACGACTACTACATCGAGGTAATGCCACACAACCCACCAGAGATTAACAAGATTATCCTAGAGCTGGCTGATGAGTTTGGCATTAAGCCAATTACTACACCAGACTGTCATCACTCAGACCCAGGACAGAAAGAGATTCAAGAGCTAAAACTGATTCTAAACTCATACTCAAATAAGACTGATAAGAATGCTTCATTTGATAAGTCTCGTGAGTATGACAATCTTATGGATCGACTTGACTACCTTTATGGTGCAGACCGACAGATGACTTTTAACAAGTTTGAGATTCATCTTTTGTCTGACGAAGAGATGCGTTCGGCTATGACTGCTCAGGGCATTGACCGTGAAGATATCTATTCGAATACTCTTGAGATTGTAGATAAGATTGAAGACTACAATATCGAAGACCACATGGACCTGTTGCCAGTGCAGTATCAGAAGCCAAATGATGAGCTTCGTAATCTTGCTATGGAGGGTCTCACTGCTCTTGGGTTTGCAGAGAATCAGGAATACCTAGATCGTCTAGATGAAGAGTTACAGGTAATTAAGGACAAGAACTTTGGTCCATACTTCTTGGTTGTACGCTCTATGATTGCGTGGGCAAAGAAGGAGGGCATCATGGTAGGTCCAGGTCGTGGATCTGCTGCTGGTTCTCTTCTATGCTATGCACTTGGCATCACAGACATTGATCCTATTGAGCATGGCCTCTTGTTCTTCCGTTTTATTAATCCAGAACGTAATGACTTCCCAGATATTGATACAGATATCCAGGACTCACGTCGTGAAGAAGTCAAGGACTACCTTGTTCGTCAATACCGACACGTAGCATCTATTGCAACATTCTTGCAGTTCAAGGGTAAGGGTATGGTGCGTGACATTGCTCGTGTGCTTATGATCCCTTTGCCAGATGTGAACAAGGTACTAAAGCTTGTTGACGATTGGGACGACTACTGCAACTCAAAGTCTACTGAATGGTTCCGTGAAAAGTACCCAGAGGTAGAGATGTATGGAGAACAGCTTCGAGGTCGAATTCGTGGTACTGGTATTCATGCTGCTGGTGTTGTTACTGCAAAAGAGCCTATCTTTAAGTATGCACCACTAGAGACACGCACATCGCCAGGAAGCAAGGAGCGTATCCCTGTCGTTGCCGTTGACATGGAAGAGGCAGAGCGTATTGGTCTTATTAAGATTGATGCTCTTGGTCTAAAGACTCTATCTGTTATTCAAGACACTATTGCAATTATCAAAGAGCGTACAGGTGACGTGATTGAACTTCACGACATTGACATGCAAGATAAGAACGTGTACGGAATGCTCTCTGATGGTTTTACAAAAGGTGTCTTCCAGTGTGAGGCTACCCCATATACAAACCTACTCGTAAAGATGGGGGTAAAGAACTTCTCAGAGCTTGCTGCATCAAATGCTTTGGTGCGTCCAGGTGCTATGAATACAATTGGTAAAGACTATATTGCTCGTAAGCATGGCAAGCAGAATATCTCATATCATCACCAAGTTATGAAAACATTTACACAAGAAACGTATGGCTGTATTCTGTATCAGGAACAGGTTATGCAGGCTTGTGTGGAACTTGGCGGTATGTCAATGGCAGAAGCCGATAAGGTTCGTAAGATTATTGGTAAGAAGAAGGATGCCAAGGAGTTCGATCAGTTCCAGGACAAGTTTGTGCAGGGTGCTACACAGTATCTTGGAGAAGAGGGTGCCAGAAACCTTTGGCATGACTTTGAGGCACATGCTGGCTACTCATTCAATAAGAGTCACGCTGTAGCCTATTCTACGGTCTCATACTGGACTGCATGGCTAAAGTACCACTACCCAATTGAGTTTATGTTTGCTCTTCTTAAGAATGAGAAGGACAAAGATGCTCGTACAGAATACCTGATTGAGGCAAAGCGTATGGGTATCTCCATCAAGTTGCCACACATCAATGACTCTGACATTGACTTCAAGATCGAGGGTAAGGGTATTCGGTTTGGACTTAGTGCAATCAAATATATCTCTGACAATATTGCTCAGAAGTATATCTCTGCACGACCATTTAGCTCATACAAAGAGCTGGAAGAGTTCACATTTGGCAAGGGTAACGGAGTAAACTCTCGTGCACTTTCAGCACTACGACTCATCGGTGCAGCTACATTTGAGGATAACCCACGAAACGATGAAGACATCCGTCAAAATCTATACGAGTACCTAAACCTACCAGAGTTTAACATCTCTGTACCATCACACTACAATGCGTATATTACAGATACAGAAGAGTACGAGGAGAAGGGTTCCTTCGTTCTGATGGGTATAGTGAAGAATATCAAGCGAGGTAAGGGATGGTCTAGAGTAGAAATTCTAGATAAGACTGGTGTTGCTGGAATCTTCGACAATGAGGACACTCTAATTGAGGCAGGAAAAACATACCTGATTCTAGCCAGTGATAACCGAATCTCGTTTGCTGTACCAGTAGATGATATTAAAGAGTCTGACTCTTCGCTGATTAAGTATATGAACTATCGTATGCTTCCATATAAGGAAGAAGAGATGATGGTGATATCGTTTAAACCACGAGTAACTAAGGCAGGCAAGAAGATGGCATACATGGTTGTGGCAGACTCTGGACGAGAATTACACTCTGTTACAGTCTTCCCAACACAGTTCCCAAAGGCCTACATGAAAGTACAAGAAGGAAATGTGTATAACTTTTCATTTGCAAAAACAAAAGATGGAACAACTATATTGGAGGATATCAAATAATGAATGACAAAATTGAGTTTGACGATCTATGCGAGCAATTGCACAAGACCGCTGTAGAAAAAGGCTTCTGGCCTGAAGATGTAGATGACATCTTTATTACTAAACAGCTTATGATGATTGTCTCTGAGGCTGTAGAAGTAATGGAGGCTATTCGTAAAAATAAGGGTGAGCATGAGATTTCAGATGAGATGGCAGATATCCTTATCCGAACACTAGATCTTTATGCAGGCTTGGTTGAGCATGGGTACACTCGCGTTTCTTTGGACCACGCTTTTGAAAACAAGACTAACCTTAACAAGTCACGACCAGAAAAGCATGGTGTAAGATTCTGATGATGACAGTAGAAGAGGTAATGGCAAAGCTTGACCCCAAGATTCGCAAACAGCTATTTGTTGGTGATGAAATGCCAGAAACAATTTTGCAACCTACAGCAAGCTACGGACTTAACCGTGCCCTGGGTGGTGGCCTTCCCTATGGAAGACAGATTCTTATTTGGGGAAGCAAATCTTCAGCAAAGTCGTCAATGTGTTTGCAGATGATTGGTCTTGCACAGAAGGAAGGAAAGGTCTGTGCATGGATTGATGCTGAGATGTCGTACGACAAAAAGTGGGCTGAGCGTCTCGGGGTAGATACAACAAAGCTTATCGTCTCACAATGTCGCACCATCAATGAGATGGTAGATCTTGGCACAAAGCTAATGCAGGCAGGTGTAGACCTAGTAGTTGTTGATTCAATTACATCATTGCTTCCTGCTATCTATTTTGAGAAAGATTCGGATGAGCTAAAGCAACTTGAGAATACTAAGCAAATCGGTGCTGAGTCACGAGACTTTAGCAATGCATGGAAGATGATTAACTATTCTAACAACAAGCCAAAGCCAACACTGTTTGTGCTAATTAGTCAGAGTCGTAATAATATCTCTGCTATGTACACCTCACAGCAGCCTACGGGGGGTCAGGCAACGAAGTTCTACTCTTCTACAGTTATCAAGCTCTTCTCGTCAGAGTCAGATAACCAAGCTATTAAGGGTAAGATTCCAGTAGGAGACAAGCTCATTGAAGAGAAGATTGGCAGGAAGGTTCGTTGGGAAGTTCAGTTCTCCAAGACATCTCCAGGCTTCCAGTCTGGCGAGTACGACTTCTATTTCCGTGGACCATTTGTTGGGGTAGACGCAATTGGAGATCTTGTGGATACAGCAGAGCTTGCTGGTATTGTAACTCGTACAGGTGCATGGTACGTTGTATCAGAAGACAAAAAGGTTCAGGGTCGAGACGCATTCATCACATATGTTCGTGAGAATGATGACTTCCGCAAGTCTATTGAGGATCAGCTTAATGGCTAAGTACAATATCTACCCAGGAAGTTTTCCCTGTCATACATGCGGACTAGAATCAAAAACTATTCGCAGCTACCCAGGAATGCGTATGCTATCTTGGATGTGTCCAGACAAACACCTCACTGAGCTTAGTCTCGAAACAAAGAAGGATAAGAAAGATTATGAGCGAGAAGAACGAGAGTAAGCGTATTGGTGCAAGCCAGCACAAAAACTCGGGAAGGAACACAAAGAAAGGTGATGCAACATGGCACAACTTTTGCGTAGACTTTAAAGAGGTAGGCAAATCATTCACACTCAACAAAGAGGTGTGGGCCAAGGCTACAACAGATGCAATCAAGAATAAGCTTGATCCAGCAATCATTGTAGTTATCGGTGATGGTGAACAAAAAACTAGATTAGCAGTAATAGAGCTTTCGCTGCTTGAACAAATGGTTGAGGATGAGGTATACTAGATATAATGGAAACAAAAACAACGCTAGAAATGGTAAACGGCCTAAGTGAGATTTCTGACTTTATGGAAGACGATGAACTCACAGAGGCACTTGTTATGGTCGCAAAACTAATTATTAAACCAGATATTCCTCTGCAAGTTGCTACAGTCGAAATTGTTCGACTACAAGCAATTGCTGCCAAGATGTCATTCAAGGCAACTTGGCTTACCAACGTAGACAAGGGAGATAGAGCGAAGAAGAATATCTATTATACAGCAGCAACAGCAATCAATGATTTGGTCGCAGCTCTGAAGTATATTACTCGCTAAGTATGATTATGAAAAACTTACTAAACCAGGTCATGGAAACACCACCAGACACCAAGATTGTTGACGGCTCTGGCATTAATCCAGACGAGTTGATTGAAAAGATTAAGTCTGGATATACCGCTAACCGTGGACCACGACACCAGCAGAAGAAGACATTCGCACCATCAACAATTGCATATGGGCATGGTGAGTGTGCTCGCTACTGGTATCTTGCATTTGAGGGCGGTACATTCGAAGACAATGCAGACGCATTTGCAGGTGCTAATATGACTAATGGTACTAAGAGCCATGAGCGTATTCAAAAGGCAATGGAGGACGCAGGCTTCCTAATTGATTCAGAGTTCAAGATCGTAAACAATGATCCACCAATCTTCGGATACGGTGACGTAATGCTTGATTGGCAAGGAGAAGAACTTCTTGGTGAAATCAAGACAATGATGAACGAAGGATTTGAGTATCGCAAGCTAAATAGAAAGCCAAAGCCAGGACACTTGATTCAGCTTCTTATTTATATGAAGATTCTCAAAAAGCAAAAGGCGGTACTTATTTATGAAAACAAGAACAACCATGAACTATTGGTAATTCCTGTTGAGGTAAATGATTACTATATTCAGTGGGTGAATAATACATTTGAGTGGATGCGTAATGTTCGTAAGGCATGGGAAAACAAGACTCTGCCTGAAAAGAACTATCGGTCCAACTCAAGGATTTGCAAGAGCTGTCCTCTGTCAAAGGTTTGTGCAGATGCTGGCAAGGGAGACGTAAAAATATCTTCTTTGGAGCTTATCGATGAAACATTGTCAATGGTGTGACGCACAGTTTGAAACAAAAATATCATACAAGATTTATTGTTCAGATACTTGCAGAGACGCTGCAACTAAGCATAATATTGCAATAAGATATCAAAAGAAAAAGGTTGAGGCAAGAGCCAAGAAGCCAAGGAAGTGTTCTTCCTGTGGTGGAAATCTTTCAATGTATAATGAAAACAAGATTTGTTCTAAGTGTAGTGTTGACGAAAAAGAAGTTGGCAAGATCTTAAAACAGATGAAGGGCATTGCGAATGGTAAACTTGAGCTTGATTAATCAACCACCTAAAAAGATTTTGTCTATTGATGCAAGTACAAATAGCATAGCCTTTGCAGTGTTTGAAGATAAGAAACTTATTATGCATGGCAAGATAAACTTTGAAGGCAAAACTGTTTATCAAAAGGTTCAGGATGCATCTAGAAAGCTATCTGTTTTTCTTGAAAAGGTAGGCGGTAGCACAATCGTAATTGAGCATACAGTCTTCATGAACAGTCCAAAGACAGTGGCTGATCTAGCACTAGTGCAAGGAGCAATCCTGGGTGCAGCTGGAATAAATAAAATTCCTGTTGCTGGATCGGTAAATCCTATAACATGGCAAAGTTTTATTGGAAACAAAATTCTTAGCAAAATTGAAAAGAAGGAAATGGCAGATGTCAATCCAGGAAAGTCTGTTGCATGGTACAAGGCTCGTGAAAGAGAGTTTAGAAAACAAAAAACAATCAACTTTGTTAATGCCTATTATGACAAATCTGTTAATGATGATGATGTTGCTGATGCAATTGCCATAGGTCATTGGGCTATTAATAATTGGGAGAAGGTTGACAAAACTGCTAATGGCTAGTAAACTGTATATGAATGAGAATTGGTTGCGTAAACGCTTCCACGTAGATCGTAAAGCACCAGTAGACATTGCTAAAGAGTGCGGTGTATCTGTTGAAACAATCTATGTCTACCTTGCTAAATTTGGATTAAGGAAATCAAAACGATAATGACAGTTTCAAACGAAGAACGTTTCGTACAATACTATGATATGGCCAATGCTTTCAATCACGAGATTGACATGGTCAATCACCCAGATCACTATACCTCTGACCCCTCTGGTGTAGAGTGTATAGATATTACACGTCATCGTAACTTTAATGTTGGCAATGCCATTAAATACCTTTGGCGAGCAGGACTAAAAGAAGATTCAAATAAAAGCATTAAGACAAAGCAAGTTGAAGATTTACAAAAAGCAGTATTCTACATTAACGATGAAATTAAAAGATTGGCAGGAGAATAATGGGTCGTCCTCGCAAGGTTATTTATGGAAAGCCAACCAAGCCTCCAATTGAGTTTAGCCGTGAATATGAAGCGGTATTGCCAAATGGTAAAACAATTATTGCTGGTGAACTTATTAAGATTATGGGTGAGTATGGAACCACCTTTACGTTTACCTCTCTCACAACAAATGTCGAGACTGGCGTTTCCTGGATTGAGTGTAGAGAAATGAACAAGGGTCAAATTGGTGCGTTCCGTGCCTTCTATATTGATCGTGTCAAAAAGCTCCCTGTAAGGAGGAAGAAGCGTGTCAGACGAACAGAAGATAGTTGAACACCTTGATGAAGTAAACAAGGTTGTGGGCAAGTACCTAGAGGGTAACGACCCCACTCAAATCTCTAAAGAGCTTTCAATTCCAAGGCAAAAGGTTGTTGCACATATTAAAGAGTGGCAGTACATGGCTGCAGATAATGCAGCTATTCGTGCTCGTGCAAAAGAAGCACTTGTTGCTGCAGACACACACTATACTAAGCTAATTCAAAAAGCATATGAGGTTATTGACGACGCAACCACAACTGCTAATCTTAGTGCAAAAAACGCAGGAATCAAGTTGGTGCTGGACATCGAGTCTAGACGTATTGAAATGCTACAGAAGGCAGGACTGCTTGAAAACAAGGAGCTTGCTGAGGAAATGCTAGAGATCGAAAGAAAGCAAGAGGTTCTTGTTAATATTCTAAAAGACATTGCCTCTGAATATCCACAGGTACGTGACGAGATTATGCGTAGACTTTCTAATGTGGCAAAAGAGAGTGAGGTAATTACAGTTGTCAGAGATGTTTAGTGAGTTCCTTGAAGTTCTAAAGGCAGATAACTTTATCGAAACTCCAGTAGACGCCAAGACATTTGTAGAAGGCGAAGACTTTCTTGGTCAGCCACCACTTTCTGAAACTCAGTATGACATCGTTGAGGCCATGAGCCAAATCTATAAGCTTGAAGATTTAGTAGAGCTGCTCGGTGCTGAAAAAGGAACAAGGTATTACAAGAAGTACACAAAGAACGAGGTAATTCTACAGCTCGGAAAGGGTAGTGGAAAAGACTTCACATCAACAGTAGCTTGTGCGTACATTGTGTATAAGCTTTTATGTTTGAAAGATCCAGCAAGATACTTTGGCAAGCCTTCTGGCGATGCTATTGATATTATTAACGTAGCGATCAACGCACAGCAGGCTAAGAACGTATTCTTTAAGGGATTCAAGAATAAGATTGAGCGTTCTCCCTGGTTTGCTGGTCGCTTCTATGCTAAGGCAGACTCGATTGAGTTTGATCATGCCATTACGGTTTACTCTGGTCACTCAGAACGAGAGAGCCATGAAGGACTAAACCTTCTTCTAGCTGTTCTTGACGAGATTTCTGGCTTTGCTCAGGAGGTTGCAACTGGAAATGACCAAGGTAAAACTGCTGACAATATTTACAAGGCGTTTCGTGCATCAGTAGATTCTCGTTTCCCAGATCTTGGAAAGGTTGCACTGCTATCATTTCCACGATATCCAGGAGACTTTATCTCTCAAAGATACGATGATGTTATCGCTGAAAAAGAGGCTATCCTAAAGACTCATAAGTTTATTATGAATCCAGATCTTCCAGAAAATGCCGAGGGTAATAGTCTAGAGATCGAATGGGAAGAAGATAACATTATTAGCTATAAGTACCCAGGAGTCTTTGCATTGAAGAGACCTACATGGGCAGTAAATCCAACAAGAAAGATTGATGACTTTAAGCTAGCATTCTACACTGACTTGGGGGATGCTATGATGCGATTTGCCTGCATCCCTACATTCTCTTCGGATAGATTCTTTAAGCAGACAGAAAAGGTTAGGTCTGCCATGTCTCTACGAAACCCTCTTGATACGTATAGAAGATTTGATTCAACCTTTGTTCCAGATCCAGACAAGAAGTATTTTGTACATGCTGACCTTGCACAGAAACATGACAAGTGTGCCGTGGCAATTGCACATGTGGATAAATGGGTAAACATTCAAGTAATCAAGGACTATCAGCAGGTGGCACCAATTGTAGTGGTAGACGCTGTGGCATGGTGGGAGCCAAAGGTGGAGGGGCCAGTCAACCTTTCAGAGGTAAAGCAGTGGATTCAGAACCTTCGTCGTCTAGGCTTTGATATTGGTATGGTTAGCTTTGACCGCTGGCAGTCATTTGATATTCAGAATGAGTTGAAGCAGGTCGGTATGAGAACTGAAACAGTATCTGTTGCCAAGAAGCACTACGAGGATATGGCTATGCTTATCTATGAAGACAGGCTAGCAATGCCAGCAATTGATCTATTGTTTGAAGAGCTTACAGAGCTAAAGATTATGAGGGGCAACAAAGTTGACCACCCCAGAAAGTCTTCTAAGGACCTTGCAGATGCTGTCTGTGGTGCTATCTATGGGGCAATCTCTCACACGCCACGACTGACAAACCAGGTAGTTGAGATTCATACATTCAAGGATAGACCAAAATCCAAAGTTGACGAACAGGCAGACAACGTGATACAATATAAACCTATGCCAGATAAAGTTAAAAGCTATTTGGAAAATTTTGATTTAATTTAGGTTGGTATAATGGATATAGTATACTTCTCAAACCGTTCTGGCAACACCAAACGTTTTGTTGAAAAGTTAGGGTATGATAGATCGTACTCAGTTGAGGAGCTTCCATTTGCTACTCGTGAGTACGTTCTTTTTGTACCAACCTATGGCGGTGGTAAAAATGATTATGCCATCCCAAGACCAGTAGCAACCTTTCTAAATATTAAAACAAATAGAGAATTGCTAAAGGCAGTCGTTGGATTTGGCAATACTAATTTTGGCAAAGACTACTGCAAGGCTGCCAAACTGATTGCTAAGAAAACAGATGTTCCAATTCTTGGCATGATAGAAATATTTGGAACACCAGAAGATGTAGAAACAATTCGTGAAAGGTTGGAGATTTTTAATGACACAGTATAGTTACCATGAACTAAACGCCATGCTGAATTTGTATGGCGATGATGGCAAGATCCAGTTCGACAAGGACAAGGAGGCAGCCAAGGCATATTTCCTAGACCATGTTAACCAAAACACTGTGTTCTTCCACAGCCTCGAAGAGAAGCTTGACTATCTTGTAGAGAATGAGTATTACGAAAAGGAACTTTTGGATCTTTACGACTTTGAGTTTATCAAGTCAAAATTCAAGCAGGCCTACGAGGTAAAGTTTAGATTCCCCACATTTCTTGGTGCATACAAGTTTTACACATCTTATGCATTAAAGACATTTGATGGTAGCCGTTACCTAGAGCGATTCGAAGATCGTGTTGTGATGAATGCACTCATGCTTGCTAAGGGGGACAAGAAGCTCGCTACTAATCTAGTAGACGAAATTATTTCTGGTCGATTTCAGCCAGCAACTCCAACATTTCTTAATTGCGGTAAAAAGCAGCGAGGTGAATTCGTGTCGTGCTTCCTTCTCCGTATTGAAGACAACATGGAATCAATTGCTCGTGCGATTAACTCCTCCCTCCAACTATCTAAGCGTGGTGGCGGTGTTGCCCTTAACCTTACGAACCTACGTGAAGTAGGTGCTCCAATCAAAAAGATTGAAAACCAGTCTGCTGGTGTACTTCCTGTCATGAAACTACTTGAGGACTCATTCTCTTATGCCAATCAGTTGGGTGCTCGCCAGGGTGCAGGGGCAGTTTATCTTAATGCTCACCACCCAGACATTCTACAGTTCCTCGATACTAAGCGTGAGAATGCAGATGAGAAAATGCGAATCAAGACCCTAAGTATCGGGGTAGTGATTCCAGACGTGACTCTTGAGCTTGCCAAGAATAACGAAGACATGTATCTATTCTCTCCTTACGATATTGAGCGTATCTACGGCCTCCCCATGAGTGATATTTCTATTACAGAAAAGTACCAGGAGATGCTAGACAATCCAGAAATTAAGAAGTCTAAGATTAAGGCTCGTGTATTGTTTGAGCGTATTGCTGAGCTTCAGTTTGAGTCTGGATATCCTTATATTGTTTATGAAGATACAGTAAATGGGGCCAACCCAATTGATGGTCGCATTAACATGTCTAATCTTTGTTCTGAGATTCTTCAGGTAAACACACCAACTACATACAATGCTGACCTTAGTTATAAAGATATTGGGAAAGATATTTCATGTAACCTAGGATCATTAAACATTGCAATGGCAATGGAGTCACCAGACTTTGCAAAGACCATCGAAACGTCTGTACGGGCACTCACAGCCGTTGCTGACCTATCCTACATTGAGTCCGTAATGTCAATTGCAGAGGGTAACAAGAAGGCTCGTGCTATTGGTCTAGGTCAAATGAATCTTCATGGTTATCTAGGTAAGTCTAAGATCCACTACGGTAGTGAAGAAGGCATTGACTTCACCAATATCTATTTTTACACGGTACTGTACCATGCCCTAAAAGCGTCTTCAAAGATGTCACAGGAGACTGGAAGCCCATTCGAAGGCTTTGAGAAGTCTAAGTATGCCAGTGGAGAGTTCTTTGACAAGTACATCAACCAGGAATGGAAGCCAGCCACTAAGAAGGTAGAGAAACTATTTAAAGATGCAAATATTGATATACCGACTCAGCATGATTGGGAGAATCTATCTAAATACGTTAAGAAGCATGGTCTGTACAACCAAAATCTACAGGCTGTTCCACCTACTGGCTCTATTAGTTATATTAATAACTCTACTAGTTCTATTCACCCCATTGCGTCACAGATCGAGATTCGAAAGGAAGGAAAGCTAGGTCGTGTTTATTACCCTGCACCATTCCTCAGCAATGATAACCTTGAGTATTTCCAGGATGCATATGAAATTGGACCAGAAGCTATCATTGATACCTATGCCGCTGCTACCCAGCACGTCGATCAGGGTCTCTCATTGACACTGTTCTTCAAGGATACGGCAACTACTCGTGACGTAAACAAAGCACAGATTTATGCATGGAAGAAGGGTATCAAAACAATTTACTATATTCGTATTCGTCAGCTTGCACTAGAGGGTACTGAGGTTGACAACTGTGTGAGCTGTATGCTATGATTGGAGTCTTATGATTACTAGACCTATTAACTGGAACAAAATTGAAGACTCTATTGATTTAGAGGTTTGGAATAGACTGACAGCAAACTTTTGGCTACCAGAAAAGGTTCCACTTTCAAATGATGTTCAGTCTTGGGCTACACTACACCCAGACGAGCAGGAACTAACCATGCGAGTATTCGCAGGCCTTACGATGCTAGATACTATACAGGCAACCGTAGGAGCGATGACACTAATGGGGGATGCTCGTACACAGCATGAAGAAGCAGTGATTACAAATATTGCATTCATGGAGTCTGTACATGCAAAGTCATACTCAAGCGTGTTTTCTACACTGTGCTCAACAACAGACATCGATAAAGCATTTAGGTGGTCTGAGGATAATCCGTTCTTGCAGAAGAAGGCTGAGATTGTTCTATCAAAATATCATGGAGACGATCCACTGAAACGCAAGATTGCATCTGTTTTACTAGAGTCATTCTTGTTCTATAGTGGTTTCTATCTACCAATGCACTGGTCTAGCCGAGGAAAGCTAACAAACACTGCTGACCTTATTCGTCTTATCATTCGTGATGAAGCTGTTCATGGCTACTACATTGGGTACAAATTTCAGCAGGCATTCCAGGAGCAGCCTGCTACTAGACAGGAAGAACTATCAAGCTATGCCTATGAGTTACTTATGGAACTTTATGATAACGAAGTCCGATATACAGCGGATCTGTATGACAACATCGGCCTGACGGAAGATGTGAAAGCATTTATTCGTTACAATGGGAACAAGGCATTAATGAACCTAGGCTTTGACCCATTGTTTCCAAAGGAAGCAACAGATGTTAATCCATCTATTCTTTCTTCTCTATCTCCAAACTCAGACGAAAACCATGACTTTTTTAGTGGTAGCGGTTCCTCTTATGTGATTGGAAAACATGAAGCAACTACCGATGAAGATTGGTCATTTTAGCCAATAACATAGAAAATATGCTATACTAAATAAATGAAGTGCTCTTTTAGTGAATGTATCAGAAAGCCTTACGCAAAGGATCTTTGCCAATCTCATTATAAAATGAGTCTTCGTGGAGAAAACCTTCGCAAATTGCGTCCTAGAGAAGGTGCAAGACTGGATACATGTACCTTTGAAGGTTGCCACAAACCACATAAAGGAAACAATCTTTGTTCTGGACACAACTATCAAATGAAAAAGTTTGGTAAGCTTCAGCCAATTAAATATCAGCGTCCAGGGGAGTGGAACGACTGGTTTAAGCACGAGTCTGGGTATATTCGTAGAACTCGCAGAGTAAATGGAAAATACGAAATGCAGTCTCAACACAGATTTATTATGGAAGAATATTTAGGAAGAGCACTGTTTCCAGGAGAAAATGTTCATCATATCAATGGTGTTCGCAATGACAATAGAATAGAAAACCTTGAGCTATGGGTTTCTAGCCAGCCATCTGGACAAAGAGTTGAAGATCTGGTAAACTGGGCAAAAGAAATACTTGAAAGGTATAAGAATGGCTAAAATGGAATTCAACGACTGGGCACAAATTGGTATTGACCAGGGATGGATTAGCGAAGGATTTTGTCATACTCATGACGGTGATCCATATATGACAGATGATGAGATGCAGGATTGGGAAGAGGGCGGAGATCCATGTTGCCCTGTATTTAAAATTCTGATTTAATAAAAGGCTCCCTGTCCCTAGCATGACCCATAAGAACCATTCACTGGGACAGGGTCTGGGAATGTTGCATAGTGGTAGTGCCTCAGTCTTCCAAACTGAAGGTGAGAGTTCGATTCTCTCCATTCCCTCCAATGATACAATTAACTATGGAAAAAATTTTAATATTAACAGATGCATGGTCGCCTCAAACAAACGGGGTAGTTACAACACTAAAAAATTTAATAAAACAACTTGAAAAGAAATACGATGTATATGTAATACATCCAGGACTATTCAAGAGCATCAACCTTTCTTTTTATAAAGATATATCGTTGGCTATACCAATAAGTATCTTTAAGATGATCGACGATTATGGTCCTGATTATATTCACATTGCCACTGAAGGCCCAATCGGTCTAGCTGGCAAAAATTATTGTCAAATAAAAAAGAAAAAGCACAATACAAGTTTTCATACAAACTTTCCGCACATGATGAAAGATCTCTTCTATATTCCAGAAGACATTACATGGGAAACAATGAGATGGTTTCACGAATCGAGTGAAAAAATTTTGGTAACAAACAAAGATGTAAGGGATACCCTAAAAAATAAAAGGTTTAAAAATAAGCTTGTTGTTTGGTCTAGAGGAATAGACAGCTCTAAATTCTTTTTTAAAGAGAAGAAGACCAGGTCTGAAAAAACAGTTCTTCTATGTGTAAGCAGAGTAAGCAAAGAAAAAAACTTAAAACAGTTTTGTAAACTTTCTTTAGATGAAAGATATGAGTGTGTATTAATTGGTGATGGTCCTTACTTAGAAAAACTTAAAATCAAATATCCAGGGGTAAGGTTTGTTGGCAAAGTAGAAAACAGCAAACTAAGATCTTGGTATGCCTCAGCAGACGTATTCTTTTTCCCAAGTCTTTTCGATACCTTCGGAATTGTGATGATTGAAAGCATGGCATGTGGAACCCCAGTTGTTGCATACAATGTTACTGGACCAAAGACAATTATCGAAAATAATGTTAATGGGTATTTAATAAAGTCTGAAGACGAAATAGATAAGGCAATCAGAAAAGCTTCTAGATTAAATCGTGCAAAGGTTTCAGACTCTGTCAAAAAATACCCTGGAAAAACGTAGCAAAAATATTTATAGAAAATTTAACTAGGACAACGACCTGATATAATAGTATTGATATGAAGATTGGCTTAAGCTCAACTAGCGTTTATCCGCTAGGACTAGAATCAGCTTTCAAATTAGGTTCTGAACTTGGATTTGATGGAGTTGAGGTTATGGTGACAGCAGATAAAGATACTCAGAATGCTGACACAATAAATAAATTAATTAAGAAATACAATCATCCAGTTTTATCCATACACTCTCCAGTACTAATAATGACCTCAAAAGTATTTGGAAGACTTCCGCAAGATAAGCTAACTAAAACAGCAGAGCTGGCAAATGCAGTTGGGGCAACTACGATAGTTGTTCACCCACCATACAAGTGGCAGGTAGTTTACAGAAACAACTTTAAAAAGATTATAGAGTCAATAGAAGACACCTATGGCCTTATTGTTGCTGTTGAGAATATGTTTGGCTGGAATATTCGTGGAAAAGAGTTTGATGTTTTCTATCCATCGTGGAACCCAGAGTCTGAAAACATTAGATCAAGAACATTAGATTTTTCTCATTCAGCTTCACAGGGATCCAATGCTCTTGATCTGGCAAAGTCTTGGGGTAATTCTCTAAAGCACGTTCATCTTTGTGATGGTCATAGTCAAAAAGATAAGTTTCACATATTTGATGAACACCTGGTACCAGGAAAAGGAACACAGCCAGTAAAAGAAACTTTAGAATATCTTAGAGACATTGGCTTTGATGGATATGTTGTTGCAGAAATTAATACAAAGACAAAGAGAAAGAAGAAAAGAAATAAACTTCTAAAGAACACACTTGATTTTGCTAGGCTCTATACGGTATAATTAGGTATGGCTAAAACATATCACGGTGAAGATACAAGAGCAAGATACATTATCTATTGCAATGACTATGCTATGGCTGCAAATTATGCAACAAAACAACGCTGGGACATATCGCAATGGAGACATCTTTATGATGACGTTGCCCCAGGAAAAATAGTTATATTTGAAAGACAAAAGGAAAAAGACAATGATGACATCTGAGTTTATATGCAAGACTTGCAATGAAACAACTGATCAAGAATCTGTTTGTCAAAATTGTAATGTAAAGTTTTTTGATAAGTTACTAGCTAACGAACAGCGGGTCGAGCCGACAGACTGGATGCCCGAGGGGTATCGAAAGACGCTCATTCGTCAGATTTCTCAGCACGCGCACTCCGAGATTATTGGTATGCAACCAGAGGCAAACTGGATTAGCAGAGCACCTAGCTTAAAACGCAAAGCAATTTTAATGGCTAAGGTTCAGGATGAAGCAGGTCACGGTCTTTACTTATACTCCGCAGCACAGACTCTAGGTACTGATCGGGAAACAATGTTTGATCAGCTTATTACTGGAACAGCTAAATACTCATCAATCTTCAACTACCCCACCCCGACCTGGGCAGATATGGGATCCATCGGCTGGCTGGTTGATGGTGCTGCTATTTGCAATCAAGTGCCGCTGTGTCGTGCATCATATGGTCCATACGGACGAGCAATGGTTCGTATCTGTAAAGAAGAGTCGTTCCATCAGCGTCAAGGGTTTGAGATATTACTGCACCTTATGCGAGGCACAGATGCACAGAAAAAAATGGCACAAGAATCAGTAAATCGTTGGTACGCTCCTGCACTCATGATGTTCGGACCACCAGACGACAACTCTCCTAATTCTCAACAAAGCATGGACTGGAAAATAAAACGTTTTAGTAATGACGAACTTCGTCAACGTTTTGTAGACATGCTCGTTCCGCAAGCTAAGATACTAGGTGTCACCTTGCCTGACCCTGACATTAAGTGGAATGAAGAACGAGGACACTTTGATTTTGGAGAGTTAGACTGGACAGAGTTTCATCAAGTCCTGGCTGGTCATGGTGCAGCTAACACAATTCGTCTTGCACGACGCAAAGAAGCTCACGAAGATGGTGCATGGGTTAGAGATGCTGCTCGTGTTTACTCAGATAAGATTTATAAGGAAAAAACTAATGCCACTGTACGAATTTTTGTGTAAGACATGTGATGAAATTATAGTTGAAGCTAGAGGCTTTGACAAAAGAGATCAAGAATCTATGTGTCAGACTTGCAATACTGCCAGAAAACGGCTATACTCTAATATAGGCGTTTCCTTCAAGGGTAGCGGATTCTATTCAACAGACAAGTAAGAGGTGTAAAATGGTAGTAATGGAAGAAACAGCGGTAGAAGAAAGTCAAGAACGCCAGCTTACACTTATAGATAGGTGTGACTCTTGCGGTGCTGGAGCATATGTCAAAGTTACTGGAGCAACTGGTAATCTATTCTTTTGTGGACACCACTATAGTAAAATTGAAAACAATGCAGCAGCCAATGAAAAGATGAAATCGTTTGCCACTGAAATAGTTGATGAGCGTCCTTTCCTAACAAATGAAAACCGACTTAAAGGAGATCTGTAATGATCGATCGCAATAATGAAATGTTTGAACGTCTTATTCTTAAGGGGGCTGTAGAGCCTGCTGGAATGGATTCAGATACTGGAGAGATGCTATTTAGTTTTAATAAAAATCTTAAAGAAATTTCTCCCAATCTTGCAAAGCTTGTCGAAGATAAGTTTGCCGCTACCACTATGAACTTGTGGAGCAAAGGCTTCATTGAACTAAAGTATGAAAATGATAGTGAAGATCCACTTATTTTCTTGACAGAAAGATGTAACGACGATTTCGCAATCTCTGTGCTGCCAGATTTCGAAGGTATGGTACTGAAAAATATGATTGAGCATTTTAAGCAGGACCAGGCATAATTACTAAAAGATAACTATGGAATATTTACTTTTAATCTTGCTAGTCATTCCTATATTTGTAATATATAGAATGATAAATATTGGAAGAAAAATTTCTGTTAAGAAGTTACCAGTGATGTCACAGTCAAGAGCAATAGCAATGGCTCTAAAGCTATATTCTATTCCAGAAAAAACTAGTAAATCAAAAAAAACACAGGCAACAAAGTTCTTCGATAAGATGAACCCAACAATTCTAATACTAGAAGATGGTGGATATTGGATATCGAATAACGCTGTCTACTACGCAAGCTTTAATGACGAGGTCCTTGACACAGACAATGCAGTTCAACTTGACACAACGTCTATGAATGATGTAGAATTAAAAAAGCTCATGTTTATAGTTGAGCAACTAACAAAGGATTAGGTAATGAAGATAGCAGTCAGTGGAACTAAAGGTTTCAGTAACTACGATGCGTTTCTTCGAGCTATGCGTGTAGTTCTTTCTGAGATGAACAAGAACCAGGACACTGATCTTGAAATTTATTCAGCTGGACCAGCAAATGTAAATGCATTTGCAAGAGAGTTTTTTAACATTACAGAACGCAGCATGAAGTCTATGGGCATCCGTGTTCGTATAAATAACAGGCCGTTCTCTGACATTCAAAACTCTATTGGTGATATGGATTACCTAGCCTTTTTTTGTCGTGAGAATGAGGGCAAAGGGCTTCTAGTGGACGACGCAGAAGCTCTTGATGTAGAAGTTGGAATTTACAGATTCTAATGGAGTATGACCTGAGTAATAGTGAAAATGCTTACCTATCTGTTGCAAGATATTTTGCTGCTAAATCAAAATCTCGTAGAATGCACGGTGCGGTAATTGTTAAAGGCGGTAGAGTAATTGGAACTGGCTTTAACAAAGATAGAAATAGCCCATACATTGTATCACCAGAGCACATCAAAAAGCATTGCTCTGTACATGCAGAAGCAGAGGCTGTTAGAGATGCTGGATGGAATGTAAAGGGTGCTGTCCTTTATGTTGCAAGAGTTAGTCGCAGTGGCGAAGATAGAAATAGCAAGCCATGCGATCGATGCCAGGTCCTGATTGAAGAAACACAAATTAAAAAAGTAATATACACAGAAAGCGAGTCTAGCGATGAAGATTAATTCTCTAGAAGTTGCAGAGTCAGTTGTAGAAAACAATGACTCACTATACTGGAATGGATGGGATATCATCCACTACACAGAGTCTCAAACTGGCTGGACAAAGCCAAACGGTGCATATCGTAATGGCAAATGGGGTATCGTGAATACCTACCCAATTACCGAAAAAGGCTGGGACATTCCTGCCAAGTTGGTGAGAGACGATGCAAAGTGACCACACTTGGAGAGACAACGCTAAATGCCTAGGCTATGACACTAACATATTCTTTGATAAGTATGAAGAGAATGAAAGTTTTAGACTTGCAGTAGATAAGGTTTGTTCAGAATGCCCAGTACGCAGAATGTGTTTTGCCACAGGTGTCTCAAATAAAGAGTGGGGTGTCTGGGGTGGGGTATACCTAGAAAATGGAAAAATATCAAAAGAGTTTAACTCTCATAGATCGAAACAGGATTGGGCAGAAACGTGGAGGAATCTGACAAATGACTGAGATTAGTTTTTACACAAATGAAATGCGTAGGGCGGTTCACTCAATTCATCCTCCAAAAAATTTTGGGGTAGCTATTGCGGAACACAGTGATAATGGTGTATTATTGTTCTTAGAGATTATTGCTGACGAGCAGGCGTTTATGCGACTGGACTACGATGGCAAGATCGAAGCAGTAAGATACCTATTCAAAGTAAAACATGCACTAGAAGATAATGGTGCTGTTGTACAAATTACCAGAAAGGCAATTGATTAAATTGCAAACTTTTCTTCCATACAAAAGCTTTACCAAGTCTGCAAAAGAATTGGACTCTAAGCGACTGAATAAACAAATTCTTGAATGTTATCAGATTCTAAAAGTACTGTCTAGCGATGACCCCAAGGCGGCATGGCGTAATCACCCTGCTGTTAAAATGTGGAAGAGTCACGAGTTCGCACTATGGAAATATGTTCAGGCAATGATTGTTGAGGCTAACACCAGAAACATTAAGACTGATAAAAACCTTAACAACTTGATTGAACTGCGTGATGTTAAGGGTAAAAAATGGGGCCTTCGTAATCCAAAGTGGATGTCTGACAAAACACTTATGAAGTATGTGACTACAACACACAAGGCAAACCTATTTATTAAGGACCAGGTATTGTATTCACAATTTCGTGATTCTGTAACTGACAAATACAATCAGCCATGCTGCCCAGATTGCAAATATTTTTGGGTTGCACACTACTATCGAGAAAAGGTAACACAGTGACAATAGATAACATAGTTGTAATAATCTTATCCTTTCTACTACTAGCTGGCATTGCCTATGCTATGGTATTGTATAAAGAATTGAAAAGGTCTGAGTCAGCCTTGACACAAGCACTATCAGACAAGCTCTTGCTACTCGATCAACTAGGTACTGAGCTTACCAAAAGTGCATTTGGTGACACCAACGATTCTTTCGTAAAGTTTCTAACAGATTCCAGAGGCTCTGCTTTTGAGTATATTGAAAATGCTCAGCAGACTATTCTAGAGTTCATTGTCGTGGCAGATAAGATGCCAGTAGCAAGGTCAACACCAAAAGAAATGTCAAAAGCTTACAAGGAAGCTTACTCAAAGCTAATAGATCTTTTGCCAGTACCAGCTAACGGTAACGATTAAAAATAACTTCATACCTATTTCTGAGGACATCTGGAGAGAAGTTCTCATAGCCAATTTGGTAAGCTCTTTCTTTTTGTTGGAGCTTACCATTGCTATTTATATACTCATCGATACTGCCAGCAAGCTCTTTAATGTTAACCTGGAACATCAATACACGAGCCTTGGTTTTTATGTATCCATATTCGTGTGAGGGGATCAACCATTCTTTTGGCAGTATAGAATTGTTTGGTGATATATCTGTCATGAATACTGGAAGGCCGCTAAGCAAAGCTTCATTCATTGGTAGACACAATCCAGCATATCTTCTAGGAAGAACCATTGCGTCGTAGCCAGAATACATGTCCTGTCGGTCCTCAATGTTGTCAGCAATGATTGTTAATCTACTATCATGTTGAGTTATTTCTAGGGGTACTTGTGTATGCACCACTAATTCATAATCGGCCTTAGAGTACCTCAGCATCTCTACGACATCCATTGTTCCGTTGCGATCCTTGGCTGCAGGCTTTCCAGCTATGTGCAAAATCCTTTTGTGATCTTTTGATAGATTAATATTCTTAGCTTCAGTAAATAGTTCTGGGGTAGTTGGAGGAGGAATGTGATAAAAACCTTCAACTACATTGCCAAGCTTTTGTTTTGTTTTTTGAAAGTACCATGTGCTTGGAGACAACAAGACATCTGCAAGAGGCATCTTTCTATCAGCCAAGTATCCAAACAGCTCATAGTTATACTGAAGATATGTTTTAACATTCATAGATCTTGCTATGTCTGGTATGCTGTTGTTGTAGAATGTCTCACAGCTTATGACTACATCTAAGTCTTTCAAAAACTCCTTCACCTGATTGTCACTTGGTGCTGCACCTATGTTGTAAGTATTGTATCCGTTATATATTGAGGGATCTTGTTTAATTGGATTATACCCTGAAAAATCTATAACCATTACCTTGCTAGGGTTCAACATACTTACAAGCTCTCGTGTCTGGTTTCCAAGACCAGTGTTGTCACATCTAGCAATTATTCCTATTCTCATGCTTCTGTCAGTCCCCAGGCTTCGTCATCACTTGTAAACTTTCTAAGACCTTTTCTTCCATCTAAGTTGTTAACTATCCTAATATCTTTTCCTGGTGGGTTGTATAACCAAAGTCTGTGCTCTCTCCATCTTTCCAAAGTCTCGTGACAATCTGCAAATATCTTTCCATAAAACTTATCTTCAATGAATAGGTTGGGGGTAGTGTTTGGAAGAACTACATTTCTGTAATAGTCTACACGAGATATGTGTGGCTGCTGGCTCCACTGAAAGCTTCTAACATAGTTTCCCTTTTGCTCAAGCATTAGGTGTTGGTGGGCCTCCTCTATTTGATAATGATACGAATAGAATCGAACGGTATATGCTTTATCATTATTGAACATGCTAACGACCTCTTGCCAGTCTACATCTAGATCATCCTGGAGTGCGATGTCTCCTTCATTATAAAACATTAGTGGTGTTCTGATAAGATCGATAGTCTTCCACATCATGTTAGACTGATGCTCGTGATGATCAAAGACTATAGGAACAACATTCTTCCATTCATGCAAACATTTCCATAGTACACGACTTTTATATTCATCGTACTGATCTTTACGATGTGCCTGCTCTTCTCTAAGACCATCTATTTGTAATATGATTTCGTTGTTTGGAAAGTATTGTCTAGCACCAGATATCACGGCATCAATAATTTCAGTACTAGGATGTATAGGACTAACAGATGTTGGGATAACTATTGTTACGTCTTCAATCTTCATTTATCTGCTCCATAATTTTGTTTGCAAAGTCCCTCTTATATCTGATCCACCAGGAAACAGTTTGATGAAGATTTGCTGGATAGTTTGCTAAAGTTTTTCTTACTATTTTGGGTAACATCTTCCAATTGTCTGTTTTTATAATTTCGTTTTCTCCAAAAACAAAGGTCCAGAAATCAAAGGGTTCGTCAGATGAGCTTTTTGTATCACCAATAGGTATAGCCATCATCTCTATTGATTCAAAGAATCTAAATGAATCAATGGATGCTACGCCAGCAGGACAAGGAGCTATTCTAGACTGAGATAAAAACTTGTAGTATTCAGTTGGCTCATACCCCTGAGTAAAGCCTTCTGTAGGATTGAATAAAGAATTTTTTAGATTAGGCATAACCTCTGCAAGTTCTTTTCTTCTGCTATGGGTTATCTGACCAGAAAAGAATGTGTCGTATTTTTTTTCAGGGTATTCGGGAATAAAGTCAACAATCCTACTAGGTGATCCAAGAGGCATCTTGTAATAATCTTGATGCTTTTCATACGGATACTGAACCCATATCTTTATATTAGGATGACTAATCTTTTCTATGTCAAAAACTCCAAGCTCATCTGAAGTTATGAATAGAACAACCTTTTCAATATTATTTAGGTTTTTATTTAGCTCTTCTTCTGATCCTGTCCACTCAAATCCAGGTGCAACTACAAAAGCTTTCTTTACTTTGGGAAGAGACTTAACTTGTTTTACTAACACATTGTTTCTGTCAAACGCTTCTTTAATAAAACCGAAATCCCATTTGTCGTCAGCAAATCCATGCTGCCCATGCGATATTGAGTATGCTTTATACGACATGATATTCATACCTATCTCTTGCTGGAAAATATTTTACATCATTGTCTTTGTTGTTAAATGGAAACTGATATGTGTTTAGGATGGTCTCTCCGCTACCTGGATACATTCCCCACTTACGCTTGTAGTACTCACGAGTTTCCTCATTAAGCTCTGGTCTAAAATCAACCTTTCCAGTCTTTACACTCTGGCCCATTCCGATATCGTTAACATCTATTGAAACTTTTGTCCATAGCTCAGCTATATTGTCAAATTTTTTATCCCTGGTTTTTGGATCACTAAAAGTTTTATGAATTCTCAGGCTATAATCTAGATCATCATAGCCATAAGGTACAAAGTTTTCATCCCAGAGTCCGACATTTTCAATAATCGTACGATGGAATGCAATCAAGTGCCATCCGTATACTACCTGAGCTTCAACAACCAAGTTGTTAGATTTTTCTAAAGCTTCAATAAAGTCTAGACCTCCGCTTTCTCCAAATCTAATAGAGGTTCCGCAAATAATAAACCAATCATATCCAAGCTCAATAAATTTTTTCATGTTAGTATTTGTGCTTGCAGGAAATCCTATATTGATAGATGTATTATCAATTAAACATACGTTATCTAGCTTACATGTTTTTAAAAAATCATTCTTATATTCTTCACTTGTATATGGAAGAGAGACTAAATACTTCATAGGCCAAGCTCCTTAATGATTGTTTCCCATCTATTGGTGTATGTGTGATCAGACTTTGTTCTTTTGAATCCAGCCATGCGAATGATCTCACGTTCATAAAAATTCTCAAGATAGTAATCGATCTTAGTCTTAAGATCTTGAAGATCTCCATGCTCATAAAAAACAATCTCTTCTTTATCATTAAAGTACTCTGTTAACCCAAAAATGTTGGGGTAGATTGTGAAGCCACCTCTACCAGTAGATTCAAACAATCTGTCTGAAGAATAGTATGGATACGTAAAGTTGATATTGAGAGTGTCTCCAATTGCAATTTTGCTACGAGCATACATTCGATTAAGATCGTCACCTCTCACAACACCTGTATCTCCATCTCCACCAACATGTAAGAATCTCTCGCCATAAGTATTACGCAAGAAGTCTATTAGCTGAGGACGGTATGGGTATTCTGGGTGATATCTTCTACTGCCAACAAAAATAACATCGTAATCAAAAGTCCCATCGTAAGCTGGATGAACATAGCATTCAGGAGCGAAGACAGCAGCAGGAAGAAAGTGTCCATTGACCTCTGTATTCTCATTAAACCAGTTAGCCATTAGCTTATCTGTAGCAAAGAAGTGACCAATATTTTTATAGAACGGATCATTCTCAAGATCATCCTGACGCTTAAGACCAAACCATAGATCTAAATGATATGTCATTGTTGGTATGCCAAGAGCTTTTAGTTTTTGAAGTACGTGCTCCATTCCTAGTCTTCCAGGGGTATCCCATCCATGAGTGTGCACCCAAACGAATAAGTCACAGGTAGAGGCCACTCTGTATATCTTTTCTGAGTTGGCTTCAGTTTCTTGCAATCTGTGGACATCGTGTCCCATAGACTCTAACGTTTCTGTATGATGGGTCTCTGTGGAATAGTTAACTCTAAAGTTTCCCAAGAAGGCAATTCTTGCCATGTTGCTCCAATTCTATATACCCTAATTTTACCATAATAATATTTAGTGATATAATGTAATTGTCCCCCACGCAGGCATCGCTCTTAGGATGGATTAGTTACCCTATTATTTAAGACCGTGGCCTCCTGCAGGTAGAATCTTGTGTGGGGGATTTTTCGTGGTATAATATTCGTATGCCTTATAAAGTTGGTGCTAAAGGATCTTACGGTTGCTCAGGCTACCCAGCCGTTAAAGATGATGGCACAGTAATGGGTTGCCACAATACAGCTGAAGAAGCAGCTAATCAAATTTATGCCATCAATGTTAGTGAGGGCAATATTGACGCAAAGTCAGGCCACTCTGGAATGGACGATGAAGAGGACGAACGCATGGGTCGTCGTCGTAACGAAATGTCTAAAGCTGATATCACAGAGGGTGACTACGTAATGGGAATGACCACAGAAGGTGTGGTCCACGGACGTGTCGAACACATAATGTGGGAAGGCGGAACTCTTGGAGAACCAGGAACAGAGTATGCCATACAGTCCATGCCACCAGAAAATCCAGCAATGTCTGTCAGAGTTTTCGAAGAAGAGGAAGATGGAATGTGGGAAGAGACACCATACAGTATTGGTATGATGTATCAGGATGCCACACGACTTGACGAACTGCAAGGACACTCCATGAGCCAAGAAGATCAGGACATGGAAATGATGTTTAAAGCAGAGACATTTAGCCCAACAGCAGGAATGAAGTCAGCTGCACGTCGTGCTCTTAAGTGGAAGCAGGATGGTAAAGCTACAGGTGCAGGAACTCCAGTTGGCTGGGGCAGAGCATCAGATATCGTAGCAGGAAGAGCAATGTCTCTCAGTGTAGTTAGACGTATGTATTCATTCTTCTCTCGTCACGAGGTAGACAAGAAGGGCAAAGATTTTAACAACACTGCTAATCCTAGCAATGGTCGTATCATGTGGGATGCATGGGGCGGAGATGCAGGATTCTCTTGGTCACGAGGAATCGTAGAACGCATGAGAGACAAGGCACTGTTTGCTGATTTTGGTAAGGACTTCACTAAGTCTAAGAAGGTTATGATTAAGGCCATTGGTGTTGGATCAATGGTTAGCTGGAATTCTTCTGGCGGTAGGGCAAGCGGTAAGATTACTAGAATAATTCGTAATGGTACATACAATGTTCCAGGAACAGATGTTTCGGTAAATGGAACACCAGATAACCCAGCTGCAGTTATTAGACTATACCGTGACGGTAAGCCAACTGATACAGTTGTTGCACACCGAATGAACACCCTAAGATCTTCATAACTTGACATTGTGTGCTATATGCTATAAAATTATAGAATAGCTGTAATTTATAATTAGACGCAAGGAGTAAGATGGAAAATCCAATCAAGGTTGAGAACCATTACCACATCAACGTAGAAGACTTTTTGTCAAAGGTCATTGTAGAGGAGAGAGCTAAGCTTCTCTCTGTTCTAAAAGAAAACAACATTATTGTTGAGGTTGATGGAGAACTATTTGGTGTGGCATATGACAACTTTTCTACACGAGAAGACGAAGACCATGTCCCACAAATCTCACTAAAGAAGGTGCAATAATGGTAAGGCTTATTGATAATAGCAATGCCACATACTCTATTCCTTATACTGATGAGGAACTTATAGATCTTGCTGCTCAAATGACTGGTGAGGTTTATGATACTGAGTATGAGTTTGGCTACGATACCGTTCGCATTAAGCGAACCAGGAATCCTTTTAAGCGTTGGTGGGGAGGCATCTGTGCTGACCTTGCTGGATTCTATATTCGTCAAAATAAAAAGTATGGAGATTACTATATGATTATTGACGAAGAGTATTCGAATAAGAAGATTGCTGAATTGGAGGCAATTGAACGTGGACAAAATTGATGTTCTTGATAATGGATATGTAAAGCTTGTAGATGTTATGGGTAGCGATCTGTCAATTGTAAATGCAGCTCGTGTATCATATGACAAAGAGTCCAAGCAGTTTGATTCTAAAGATGAGAAACTACTTGAGTTCCTAATTCGTGAAGGCCACACATCACCATTTCGTCACGCTGCTATGACTTTTGAAGTCTATGCACCATTGTTTGTTGCACGACAGTGGTGGAAGTATGCAGTTGCATCTAGTCATATCGATGACCAGAATGGATGGAATGAATCATCACGTCGCTACATTACTGAGGAAGAAGAGTTTTATATTCCAGCAGAAAATGAATGGCGAAGGAAGCCTGACAATAGCAAGCAAGGTAGTGGCAAACCTATTTATGATGAAGATGGCAAGATACTGACAAAAAGACTAGAACGTCTTGTTTATGAGTCTATAGGTTTATATCGTGGTGCCCTTAATATGGGAGTCGCACCAGAGATTGCTCGTCTTTTTCTTCCTGCGTATGCAATGTATGTACGTTGGCGTTGGACGGTATCTCTACAAGGAGTAATGACATTCCTTGAACAACGTATGGAGCATGATGCACAGGTAGAAATTCAACAATATGCATTTGCTGTAAAAGACTTTGTAGCAAAGCATTTTCCAAACAGCTTTAAAGCATTACATATTTAAGAATAGGATGGTAAAATAAAATATGAGTGAAAATAGTTATCCCCGATCATACTTTGATGAGGTTCCTCCAAGGGTAGAGATTGTGGTCCCAACAGCAGAAGAAAATCCAAAGGCAAAGCGAGTCTCCAGGAGTCGTTTAACTGGTAACACTAAGCGTCGTCGTGCCGAACTGTATGCAAACCAGGAAGCTAAACGAGCACCTAAAATCCAGATCGACCAACGTATTGTTTTGTGGACATGGATAACAGGAATTGGTATTGCATTTGTTTCATCTGCAATTGTTTCTTTTAATGGTATTACATCTGTTGCAGCATTTGTAGGACTGTCAGCAGAATGGATGGCAGCATTGTTCTTCTTCTTTGTTGAGCTAATGTATCTGCTATTCCTTATTGCCTATCTAGTCCTTGGTTCTCGTCTTGATGAAGATGGTAAACCAGAAAAGACTATGGGTGCTGTTGTAGGTATGATTGGCTTTGCAGCTATTGCTGTTCTTGCAAATGCATTCCACACCCTAGATTTTTGGGAATGGGACTGGTCTGAGCCTCGCATGTGGGCTGGTGTTGTCCTTGCTATCTCTGCACCTATTGCAATTATTAGTGCATCGAAGATGGCATCTCGTGTTGTATTTGCTAAGGCAATCAGACTATAGTGGCAGATAATCCAATATTTATTGTTGAGATTATTATACTGGTAGGGGTATGGTTAAATGCTGTTGTCAATATTCTAATCTATACAAGAAAAAAGAAATAGTTATTAGTCGGGGCAGTAGCATAACTGGTAAATGCAATACTCTTATAAGGTATCGATAGTGGGTTCAAGCCCCATCTGCCCTACTCAGTGAATGGAAATAAGAATGATCTGGTATCTTACAAAAAACAATAAAAACGACTATGAACTTAATCGTATCTTTGAAGAAGCAGCACTTCGTGATTTAGAAATAAAGCATGTAGAGGTTGACAACTTTGATCTTATTGTTACAAGGAATGATAGAAGAAGCATTATACTAAACAATGAAACAGTAAAGCTTCCATCTGTCGTCATTCCAAGAACTGGTAGTGGAACAAGCTACTATGCAATGAGTGTGTTAAGACACTTGGAAAGAATGCATGTTCCAGTTTTAAATACAAGTGATAGCATTGATGCCGCACAGGACAAAATGTATTCAACTCAAATTTTGGCACAGCATAACATTCCAGTGCCTAAAACAATGTTGGTTAGATTTCCAGTTGATGCCTCATTGGTAGAAAAACAAATTGGATTTCCCTGTGTTATAAAAATTTTAAGTGGAAGCTATGGCAATGGCGTTCACCTAGTTCAAGATGCCAAGTCACTCAAAGAGTTAATGGAATTTGTTAGTAGCCTTAATTCTCCCCTAAACATTTTAATACAAGAATATGTTAGCGAACACCCAGGGACAGATGTTAGGGTTTTAGTAATTGGAGGAAAAATAGTTGGAGCAATGAAAAGGTCGAGCACTGATGGAGACTTCAGGGCAAACATTTCTCGTGGAGGAACTGGATCTGTTTTTGAAATAGACGAAGAGCTTTCGTATCTATCTTTAAATGCTGCAAAAGTTTTGAACTTAGAGATTGCTGGGGTAGATGTTTTGATTGACAAAGACGGATATAAGGTTTGTGAAGTAAACTCTGCACCAGGCTTTGAAGGATTTGAAAAGTTTTGTGACAAGAATGTTGCAAAAGAATTTATACAATATGCAACGTTTAGACAAGCTATATAAATAATTTTGCTAAGACAATTAGTCTCTAGCAATTTTCCCTCTATAGCTCAGCGGAAGAGCAATAGGTTTCTACCCTACAGGTCGGGAGTTCGAATCTCTCTAGGGGGACTCACAAATAGATGCATCAGGAAATAACTTATCCAATATAGCATCTTTCAAAAAATCAAAATTGTAATCGCTGCCAGATATGTATGGCTCAGTAGACACGTCGATCAAATTTCTGCCTCTGTCCTCAAGAAGAGTGTTGCTATGAATTTTTACATCGTCATGCCTTATCCCTCCAACATTGTATTTGTTTCCATAGTATGATCGCCACAGTGCATTTGAGCGTAAAATAGCCAAAGCCTTTTCTTTATTCATAATCATTGGTACATGAACTTCATAGTCAAGTGGATCTGCAACACCACTTCTTTTGATTACATTGTTAGTTACTATTAAAAGTCTTAGGTAGCCAGAGTTATGAGATCTCATCTGTTGCAAGCCAACTATTCTATCTGCTAGTGTTCCTGTATACCACGTTGGTATTTCTTTTACAGGATTAATAACAAAAAAGTCATCGTTCATTAAAACAAAGTCATCGCTAACTTCTTCATTAGAACACGCAACCCTAATCTGTTCACGAACATTGTTGTATGCTTTGTTTGTTTGTTCGACAGGCAAAAAGTTTCCTGTGTACCAATCAGGTTTGCCACCGACAACCCAAATATTTCCAGGTGGCATATTCCTTTCAACCGATCTAATTGAATACCTTAGCTCTTCATTGTCGCCATCACGACATACATAAACATAATCCATTTTTTATCTCCAATAACAAGTATACATTATGCTGATATAATTGATGTAGGATGACAATTACACAGTATCTTCCAGACCTACAGCAGTACAAAGAAGAGTCTGGCTGTGTTGACTGCGGTGTATTTTACCCACACTATGTATTAGAGTTTGATCACAGACCAGGACATAGAAAGGTTGGCAACGTCTATCGTGTACTCAAGAGGTACGGTCCAGACAAAGCGTGGGACGAAGTTGCTAAGTGTGACGTAGTTTGTTCAAACTGTCACAAAATAAGAACATACGAAAGAGAGCAAGAGCTTATTAGAAAAATAGCCAGCTAACTTTATTCTTTATTTGAATCGCAAACCGCACACTGGCCCTCACAATCTTCGCAACTGCTTCGTATTGATTCATACGCTCTGATTAAGCTGTTGCCTGTAATAGCATCTGAAACTGCTTGGCATCCATCAATGAATCCCATTCTCCAAACCTCTACAAGGTTTGCATCTGGAAGAACTCCGTATGTTCCGACATAGTCGTCTAAAAATCTAAGAGCGTAGCTATCAATTATTTTGTTTGTCTTGTCTTTGTCAATCATCTTGTACATCCTTAACACATTGTTCGCAAAGATCGATCCATAACTCTTCGACCTTGTCCTTACATCTATTACATACCATATAATAATTTTAGCACACGCAAGTTCGCACGGCGATAGCTCGGCGGTATGTAGAGACACCAACTGCGACACGCAGTACATATTGACAACACCATCTGCATATTGTATAATTGATTATGGCAAGAAAAAGTGAAAGACTCCCTAGTGGGTGGTGTATGACAGGCTACCACATTGAATGCCCTGTCGATTTTACATTTGGAAGGTGTGTGTGTACATGTCATTAACAGACAAGCCATTGGCAGAAAACGAATTTATCCTTGCTCCAGCAAGTGATGAAATGGAATTAGCATTAAACATTATGATGTACAACGGTGCATTACGTTTGTATGAGCACTTGCAAGAAATTCCTGGGGTATCTAGGAAGACACTTGAAGCAATAGATAAATACATAGGAGAAACATATGGTTAGATCACTAAACAATCTATACTACATTGAACTAGGAAAGATACGTGAACGTGAGCGTATCCTGGCATTACTAGAAGACTGGGTCTTTGAGGGTAAGCCAAGCTTTAATGATTTGATTGATCTTATTAGACATGAACGTATCCTTGATAAGGAGAGCAAATGAGTGAGTTTAAAGACGAATATCCTGAAGGACACGAGGCTGGTATTTTGTGGGAACGCAAACGTATCATTTTTATAGTCATAGAGATGATGAAGAAGTATCCACACAAGGACTATTCTCCAACAGAGGTTATTGATCTTGTTAATGGGGTTGACTTCAACCAAAACAATCAAACCACAAGCACATACAAGGGCTGGGACTAATGTGTGATGCATGTGAAGCTATGATTGCAGAACTTGAAAGAATTGAAGCTCGTGATGCAGAGATTAAAAGAATAAACGAACTGTTAGGAATTATAGGAAAATGAAAGACTACAAACGTAGATGGTACTTTGAGAATGGTTACGGTGCTTCAGTTATTCGTAACACTGCAAGCATTGGATACGACCAGGGACTATACGAATTAGCTGTGCTACAGAATGATCGTATCTATTATGAGTCTCCAGTTACAGATGATGTGATTGGTAATCTTACGCCACGACAAGTGGCGGTATTGTTGAAACAAATCAAGGAACTATAAATGACACCAAGCACAAAACAAATGGAAAAAGCATATGAGTCACTAAAGATATTTACTCAAAGTAACTCTGGTCGTGATCCATATAGGGAAGAAGTAGTGGCAATGAAGATTGGGTATGAGAGAGCATTGGCTGATCTTCGAGAAAAAGAGCAATAAATGTGCTGGTATTGCAATCAACTAATACACAAAGACGATAAGACTAAAACCTATAGACGCAAGCATCGTAAGCCTAAGTATAGAACAGATATGACAGTACATGCTAAATGTTATAGAAGTATCAATGCTTATAAGCCTAGGGCACATGGATCAGTAACTCAGTAATTTTTCGGGGTATAAAACAAAGCCATCATAATACCTATATATAAAACCAATCCTAGTGATAATACAATAGACTTTCAGGCGTAAAAAATAGGTCGTTCTTAATCCTTTTTTGTCCCAATATGCTAAGTTATGCACAGGGATATGCACATATTGTGAACAACTTATGCACATTTTATCCACATTTTATGCACATACATCTTACTGTTTGATTTATTATCTGACTGTAATTGATTGGTTTGATATTTGTTTGAGTAATTATAGCCCTATATATGGGGCCATCGTAATGCCAAACCACTACATCTAGTATCCACCAAACCCCAAACCCTGTATCCCATACCCCCCAAATATCCAAATTGGGCTATCTGGCTATCCAAATATGACCAAATAAGTGTTTGTATATATAGGATAAATGATGTATTTTGTTTATATATATAGGGATAATTTGTATTTTTCAGGGATAATTTTGGATTCTTCGTAATACCCTGCGGACCCCCAAAAACCGGGGGTAGATCTAATGTCTCTTGAACCATACATTAATAACAGTAATAGCAATTGCTATAGTAATAACAAATATTACAATTGGTATTTCCATTTGATGCTCCTTTCTATTCAGGCGTATTTTTTGATTCTTCGTAATAACTTTCAGGCGTATTTTTTGATCGGATCGTAAAGGTATTTTGGGATATAGGTGTTTTGGTGGTTTGGGAGGCCCGGCCCCACCTCCCCGAAGGGAGGCAGGGTACCAGCTACTTTGCCCTGTCAGTTCCAAAGAACAAGAATACATCTTCTAGAGTCTCAAACTCTTGAGCCATCCATGCTTCTGGTTCATCGTTGCCTTCATCATCAGTCCAAGTGATGTTATCTTCTGAATCATCAGCAAGAGCATACATGAGAGTTGCAAAGGTTTCTTCTACAAACAATGTTGCTCGTTCGCTTGCTTTGATAATGTCATTTGATATTGCATAAGCAAGGGGCAAGCCCAAGTCATTGTATTGCATGAAGTCTGCAAAGTTCTCATCGCCCTTATACTGAATCCACAACTCAGCCAAGATGTCACACTTGTTAGAAAGGGGCGTTTTGCTTTCGTTGCTCATTCTTCTTCTCTACTCTCTCATTCTCTGCTTTGATTGCCATGTCAACACCTTCCATGATTTCATCCAATTTCATATACAAATCCAATGGTGCAAACTGGAAGATGTGAAATCCAATCATGTATGTGTCTAAGGTGTAATCGTTTACAGCATCTAGAATCTTTTGGGCTGCTCGTTCATTTTGTGTAATTCGCATTGTCTCTCCATTCTACCATTCAACCTTCTGAATGTCAATCGGCGGTAGTGATAGTAGTTCTTGCTTTACCCTCTCGGGAATGTCTTTATAGATAGTAAAGAATCCATCGATGTCAAGGAAGAAATCACTGTCACCAGTGTAGTCTCCACCAAGCTCAGGTGCCCATCCAAGTGTGAGGGCCTTCACCTCATCTTCGGTAAGATAGATATTGATATCCTCAATCCAATCACCACACTGAATGTAACCATCTGGTAGTTCATGTACGTTGTGTACTGAAATCTTCCATTGTGAGTACTGCTCTTCTTTTGGTAGGTGACAGGTCATGTGCATACCCTCGTCCCAAATGTTAAGGTCATAGTTTAGATTAGCAAGCAAGGCTTCCTCCTCAGCTGTCAATGTCATTTTTGTCTACCTCGCATTCTGAGCAAATGGTTGTCATGGTTCCGTCATAACGCTCATGCTCTGTCCAATAATGAATCTTGGTTTCTTCACACTCTGTTGGCACATACACATCTACCTCAACAGAAATGTCTGTGCTACATGGCACGGTACAAACGTAGTAGCCTAAGCGATTAACAAAACTAAATCCATTAGTGATAACACTGTAGTCACCACCATCGGTCCATGTCCAAAGATACTCAGTGTCTACACTCTGAACATACTCGTAGTCTTTGCCATAGGTCTCATACATTCGTGGGCTACCGTCGGCATCTAACTCTGGCTTGTACTTGTCAATCCATTCCTCATAGGAAAGGTCTATAGTTGCTGTCATGTTACCACCTTACCATTAGCGTCGGACACTAAGAATAGTTAGCGATGTGTTTATCTATTAAGTCTGGTTGGAATCCACTCCACCAGTGTGTATCTATATTAACAACAGGAGCTGACTTGAATCCCTCGGCAATAAGTAGATCGAGTGCGTCCGCATCCTGTGTAATATCGACGGTAGTGTAGGCCACACCTTTGTTATCAAAGTAACGTTTGGTTGCATCACACTGTACACAGTTAGGCTTAGTATAAATAGTTGGTGTCATATTCTATTTTACCACGCCTACCGATACTTCTTCATCATGGCGTTGTCCTGTGAATACAGGGTAGCCATCTCAAAGTCATACACATAGCGTTGGTAATTCTGAAAGCCTAACTCACCATAGAAATACTTTGGTCGCATACCTTCTAGTACTACCTTGTAGTAGTCGTTCTCGTTATCTGATTCGTATACCTCTGCTACCCTGGAATGGTAGATTCGCCTCCAAGTTTGGTCGGCTACCTTTGGCATACGCATTAGTTATCCACAATTAGTTCTACATCAAAGATAAAGAGATGGTCAAGTTCACCATTGCCCCACATCTCCATTGCAATGTCTTCAGCCTGAAACTCATCTTCAGCCTCAACCTCTACAACGGTATGTCCAATTTGTTCTACCTTAATTGAATACTTACTCATCGATTGCTTCCTCTCCTGTGCAAACAATAATCTCGTTGTTCTTATCTACAAACACATGCATGTTGGGGAACGCATTACCGATAAGACGCTCCACTTCCGATACCTTCATCATTCGGTGTCCTCCTCATCGTTATCCTCGTCAACAACTTCTACATCGATTGAGTAGACTCCGTCATACTGCAATTCAGTATCCCAGTGCCATCCAAGTTTCTCTGCTTCCTCGGCGGTATCAGCCATAACTTCTCCACCAAACTCTACAACAGTCTTAACATAGTAAATTCCCATTAGGATATATACAACCTTTCGATTTCTTCATCTGGTATAGACTCTAGTTTATCAAGAGCCTCTGACAATACAACTTGCATCGCTATCTCAAATTCATTCATATATTCAGTATGACAGAAAACATGGTTGACATGCAACTTTTCAGGGTGATTGTTACCTATTCGTAATCTGGCGTATTTTTTACTTCATCGTAATACAAATATAATGAATGTATATACTAAGTAGAGTCCGGATCTGATCACCCGGCCCCCCACCCTCCACAAGGGAGGGCAGGGAGTCACCGACTAGGAAGCCATTGTGAGTTCCTGAACAATCTTGAGAATACGATTCTTCTCAGCGTTGATAGCAGGGTCGAAGCCAGAAGCAGAAGCCAACACGCTTTCGCTGTTGCCCTTGCGTCCTGCACGATACCAGTCAAGACGTTCGGTGATGCCGTTCAATGCACCCCAAGCCGTTCCAGCAATCGTGTCGTTGAACTGTCCACCGTAGATGTCCTCGATGAGTTCCAACTTTGTCTGCCACTTTGACATAGCACCCTTAGCATCCTTTTCGGGCATGGGGTAGACTGCACGAAGAATCTCCTGGAATTGGTCATTCGTGATTTCTGTCTCAATCATAGCCTGAGCCATCTTGTCAAACTCATCCATGTAGTCATTGGCAAGACCCAAAGCCTCACGAGCAGCCTGAACACGACCCTCGGCTGTCTGAGTGTGACGAATCTTGAACGACTGCTTAGCACTACGCCAGTGACCTGTGCCTGAACCGATAGCCATGTTCAGAGTGTTCGCACACACGACACGCACAGGCGTGATGCTCGCCATAATGGACACCGACCCATCGTGCGATGTGTTGACAAGAAGGTAAGTGTTTACCTTGTCAGCCACACCATTAGGGTCAAGCACCGTTTCACGCTCAAGTGCCAAAGCACCGAACACAACACGACCACCCTTGATAGAGCCAGCCGTCTCCCAACGACCACCACCGTCTAGCAGGTTGTCACCAAACTCAAACAGTGATTCGTTCTGAAGCGTATTGTAGCGTTGCCCAACGATTCCAAGAATGTCGTTCTGCTCAGAGTTGAAGGGGTTAGTGCGAGCAACAAAATAGTTAGTCTTGTCAGAGACAAATCCCTCGGGAATAGGAATCTCCTCAAGACGAACATTCCAATTATCAAGGTGTGCCAACTTCAGCATATCTGCCGTCTTTACTTCTTCCTCGAACACAGTCCCAAGACCATGCCAAGCAGGCTCACGGAAAGATGCAAAAGCAACCTCGCCGTTCTTGCCCTGTTCCAATTCGTGCATATGTTGCCTTTCGTTAGAGGTTTGTTTACTTATATCAGTATGACACAGATACAAGATAATTACAAGTCCTAGGTGGTATTTTTAGGTGTTCGTAACCCAATTGTTACAATGGCGGCCGGATCGGCCCGGCCCCCCTGGGTATGAGAATGAGCCTTTTAAGGACATGCTCAGGTCCGTGAGGGTAGAGGCTAAGAAAGGAATTAACAAGTCCCTACCCTAGCTATTAGGCCTACTAACTGTAGTCCTCTTCAACGTTCTCAATGTCATAGTTCAAGTCAATGACATCTTCACCCTGATACTCAAGGCACAGGTATGTTGCACTGAAGTTGTGTGTATCCAAGTCATCTTCATCGAATACCGATACCTCGACATTTGCAGAGAATGTGATATTTCCAGACACACCAATGTAACGAGTAACCTCAATGCCACAGTGGTCTGCAATGGTCTTTGCGTATTCCTTTTCAATGGAACCAGAGTTGACCAGTTCAGTCAGGATACCCTTGAGTCTGTCCTGCATTTCACCAAGTTGGTTATACATAGATGTCTGACGGTTACGCCAGTCATCAGCGTTTGCACGAGAGGCATCCAGTTCTGCCTTGACACCCTCAAGTTCTTTCTGAAGTTCCTCAATCTTAGTATCGACAGCGATACCGATAAGGGTACCCTGCTCGATAGGCGACGGTGGCAAATCTTTTACTTCAATGTTCTCATAGTCCAACATTAGTTGTTCCCCATTTCTTGTAGTTCGTCAATCGTTGTTGCGAGTGTGTTCTGGTCTTCCTCATCAAGAAGAACCATCGTAGTGTGGTAGGAAGAAACGACAACAGCCTCAGACACAAGTTCTATGAGAGCCTTTTCCATTTCTTGCTGTGTCATGTTCTGGTATCCATCACGGATAATCAGAGCAGACAACTTTACAGACGGAGCGAAAGCAGACTTACGAGCCGCTTCCTGCAAACCAAATGCTTTGTCAATCATTCTTTTCCCTTTCGTTGTATCTTTAGTGTAACAGTAGCCTCAGACACTGAAATCAGTGATAGGCTCATAGGTAGTGTAGGTATCGGTATACTCGATACGGCTGAAAGCATCGGCGGTATCAAAGTCAGGATAGTTATGCTCATCCATATATCCCATACCTACATTGAAGACAGCCTCAGCCTCTTCCTCAGAGTCAGCCTTCACATAGTAAGACTCACCAGTCACAACAAAATACGTTCCCTTTACTTTTTCCATATTCCCAGTATGGCAGATACCTCTGACAATATCAAGTTTTAGGCCTATTTTTTTATAACATCGTAACTAATTTGTTATATTCGGGGCCGGATCTGATCTACCCGGCTCCCCTCCCCTGTTTACCAGCAATCTATCCAGACGCTTCACAGGGGAGAGGGCGAGCAGTTTACATAGACCTGCTCAGGTCATTTTCCACATATCCCTTTCGGGGCGTATGGAGTCTAGAGGAGGTCAATCACCGTGTTGTAGGTGGAGGCGTTGACTTCCTCTTGGTTTGTCATCTTGAGAACCTTCAGGTTCTTCTTCAGCAACTCAAGACGGCTAGTGTAGTCACGACCAAACGACTCTTTGGCATTTGGGTTAGAGGGACACTCGGGAGGCTGTGGGACAGAGAGCAGTTCCGTGTTTACCGAAATCTCTACATTACCATTACCATAACGGTTTTGCTGAACACGAACGATTGAGCCATACTCTTCGCCAATGTTGTCGGGGTTCTTGAGAGCCTCAATAACAGTCTTGAGAACAGTCTGTTGGTGTGCCTTCTGTGCCTTACGGTATGCTTCCATGTCGGCAGGGTATGTAGCAACCTTAGCCTCAATGTCAGCGATGCTTGCCTCAATGTCAGCAATAAGTGTAGCGGTGGGAATCTTCACAGCAAGTGAACGAGCCATTATGTTTTCCTTTCATTTGGCTTTTGGATTTGAGTGGGCAGTTTTATCTGATGCCCAGCAGACAGACTAGGGTCTGACCTTACTTGACCGTAGTCCAACGGTCTGCACCGTTCACCGACAGGCGAATACGAGTAGAACCGTTTGCGTTCTTGATGATTTCCTGAACCGTTCCCGATACGCCAGACTTCTGCGTGGTGAAGGTGTCTCCAATGTTGATGTTACCCATTTGCTTCCTCATTTCTGTTGGCGAGCCAGCCAACCTAATTACCAGCGGTCTTGCTGATATATCAAGTATGACAGAAAACACACACAATATCAAGTCCTAGGGGCTATTTTCAGCCTATCGTAACCTAATTGTTACATTGGGGGTGGGCGGCCGGATCACCCGGCCCTGCCCTCCGCTACTTCTTTGTAGCAGAAAACAGGATATCATTGCGTTGGAAGATACATTGCCCACAGGTCACACAGGCACTACCCTTCTCGCTAATCATAGGAATCTTTTTGTTATTTTCGGGGCATGGAATAGCAGTCTGCCCAGTAATCTCAAGAATGTCAGCCTTACCAATAGCAAACGTCTGAGCAAGGTATGCCAACTTGATACCGTGAGTCTCTTTGAGAGAGATAGCCAAATCCTTGTTGGCACTATCAGTTGAGAAATAGAAGCCAAGGTTAGGAATGTCAATTAGGATAGGCACAGCGAAAGCACTACGAGTGTATGCCCAGAATTGCACATCCTCAAACTCACAAATCACATCACGCCATGCATAGGTGTATTCTTCATTAAAGAAGTCACCGTCCCAGTGAATGCGGAATAACTTTTCTGCACCACGACGTTCGCAATCAGAAACAAAATCGCTAATCATTTCATAGAGAAGGTCGTAGATAGTAAGATAGTCAGCGTCTTTGACCAATGCCCAGTTGTGCTCTAGGTTGATACGCACACCCTTGAATACCTTTTCCAACTTGCCAGCATAGCAGATAGTCTCGCATACGCTAGTAGCACCTGGACATGAGAAGGCAGTGCCAGAAGGCAAACCAAAAGTGTTAGCGATAGAGGCTTGCTTGCCGTTAGGCGTTACAGCGTTGGTTACTTTACGGTCTTTTGAGCGAATCAACTTTGTCATATACTTATACTAACAGTAGCCACGGACAGTGAAAGTTGCAAGATCAAGCGGCCCGGCCCCCGAAGGGTTATGCGTTATCGAGTCGCACCCCTCGTCTTGTTACCAAGAAGCCTGATAGAAGAAGTCAATCCCATAGTCGTCTACCGTCTCAGACAACACACGGTTGAGTTCATCAAGAGTGAATTGCATATCTGACCAATACCACTCGTCATACTCAGTTGAGCCAAAGAAGAAACCTGATGAGGTTGGCAAAAACTCTTGAGCAACTGCTGGATTCTTTTTGCGAACAACCAATTCTACTTGGTCACGCAAGGCTTGCAGGTTCTCACGCTTTACAGGAATCTGCTGACACTCGTCTACACCATTAGCACAGACATTTACAAACCAGTTGTGGATAGCGTTGACCTTACGCCAGTAGACAGCGGTAGTCTGAACAGTAATGCCAACAGCCTCTTTAGAAGTAAGGTTCTCAAGACCTGCAACCTTGATAGCCTCTGCTCCTGGAGTTTCCTTACGAACAAACTCGCCATTCTCGTTTACCCAATCGTGGGTTTCGACAAACTTGCGAACCTCTAAATACATATCCAAGCCCATTGCGTTTTCCTTTCGTTTCTCTTATTCTAACAGTAGCGTCTGACACTAAAAACTAAAGACGGTCATACATTCGTGTTCGTCTGCTTGCTCAGGTGTGAGTTGAAAGTCACACTCAACACACTCATAGACATATCCTGCACGAGTGGGGATGAGTTTCATATTCGGCATAATTTTTCCTTTCGTTGTAATACCATTATGACACGCACCTCTGACAGTGAAAGCGGCCCGGCCCCCCTAGTCCTCCAAATTTGCTGTATCGTCAACCTTGTTACCAAACTTATAACTCAAAACCTCGACGGCATAAAAGATATAAGCAATTAGCGGAAAGAAAACCACAAAGCATACAAACCCTGTTATAACAATTAGGGGTATGTTCATTCTACGATTTTATAGTCTGCGTCATTGTGCCACATACCATTGTCAGCCAATGCGGCCTTCCACAGTCTCCAACCGTCTACACCATCTTCACGAATGTATCCATCAAGGGAATAGAGAATGTCTCCTTCGTTATCCCTATTGGGGTCGAAGTCGTCAGGTAGGTTCATCTCTACCGTTACCGTCGCCTTTATGCGATACTTGGGCATTACTACTCCTTAGAGAAACTCGAATGGGTCACGGTCTTGGAAGATTTCCTCAAGGTCACGGAATGAATACTCTTGAGGATTTGCATAGTAGTCGTCTAGGGCTTCCATGATTTCGGTAGCCTGTTCATCTTCGGGGAATGGATTGCTTCTCATTTTCTACCCTTTCGGTGTCGGGATTTGGAATACTTGACAATGAAGTCACGAACACTTGGAACATAGGTAAAGTCTACCTCTTTTAAGACTAGCATATCTACTAGGTCATTTGCAACTATTGTGAGGAACTCTTTTTCTGAGATTCCCTTGGGTGGAATGTATGATTCACGTTTCATCAGTCGTTAAACTCCATATATCCAAACTCGTTTTCATCAAAAATACGCTTAACATACGACATCTTGTCGTTGTCTGGAAGAATATCTAATTCATCCCATTGTTCAGGGGTAAGTTGATAGTCTGGGAATACAATTACTCCCTCACCACCATAGTTACCATACTCAGACACATAAGCCACGGCTAATTTCCTTTCGTTTGTAATACTATCGTAACACCTACGACTGACAGTGAAAAGGTGGGGCCGGATCCTGGCTCCCCCTCTTGGATTCGAACCAAGAACCTACGAGTTAACAGCTCGTTGCTCTGCCGTTGAGCTAAAGGGGATTGGCGACTCTGACCAGACTTGAACTGGCGACTTCCACCGTGACAGGGTGGCACTCTAACCACTGAGTTACAGAGCCTTGTATTCTCCAATAGCATGAGCCTTGACTGCACCACGAGTGCGTTGACGGTTAGGTCGGTTGTCATGGGCAGTAGCCGCATTGGAGCGACGCAACTCACGCATAGCCTCGATGTAGGCTTTGTTTTCTGTTGCTTTGTGCTTGGTCTTTTTCTTCATATACTAATCTTAGCAGATACCTCGGACATTTCCAGGGCGTTTCGTAAGGTCTTCGTAACAACTTTATAACGAAGATCGTCCGGCCCTCCTAGAAGGGTGGTCGGTTTATCTGTGCCTCATGCTTGGCTTCTTTGTATTTAGCCAACAGGTACAAAATAATCACGGTATTGATTACGAGTAGCCCAAACATTACAGCAAACAATGGTACCAGGTTCATTAGTATTCCTCCTTGAAACAAGCGTTATAAAAAATCTTGTGGTCGAATCGTTCGTTATCTTCTGCAAACATTTTAGAGAAAGCCATAACGGTATCCTCAAACAGGTCAATGTTACTGATTGGCAAATCAAGCCAAAGGTCATTGAGAATCTTAGCAGTTGAAACATAGTCTTTGCGTGTCATCATTTTATTGTGTCCTTTTCGTTGTTGTTAGTTTTAGTTTAGCAGTAGCCTATGACACTAGTCTTTGGCATACTCAGCGAGTAAAAACTCATAGGCAGCAGCCCGACCACCGAAGTAGCCTGCCAATCCGTCGTTGTTGTTCTCAATCCAGTACTCCTGCTCAACACGAGCGTTTTCTGCCCACTGATTGAGCACCCAAACCGATACCAGTATTTGCTTGTCCATTAGTTTTCCTTTCGTTGTAATACAAGAATAACACGAGCGACTGACAGTGAAAACGTAATGTACGTAATCCAATGTAACGATTTGATAACGGCCCCCGGCCCCCCTTTGGGTAGTTTAGAAGTAAGCCTCGTCGCTACCCCAGCCGATAGAGTTGAGAGCGTCCTCATCAAGCCACATGCCGTCAGGCTCGTTGCCCGAGACATCCCAGTAGTCCTCGACCTGCTCGACAGTCCACTCGTTGCCCATGTCGTCGAGGTAGCCAACAATCTCGTTAGCCTCACCAAAAATAGGGTCGAATCGCATTAGTTATCCTTTCGTTGTTTGTAATACAAGAATAACAGATACGTCGGACAGTGAAAAGTCCAGCGGTCAAAAGTCCAGGGTTTTTAATAGCCTTCGTAAATAGGAAGAGGGGCGGCCGGATCAACCGGCCCCACATTCCATTTCTGGAATATGTTAGTATTGCTTGGCTACCTCTTCCATAGCCTCAAGCTGTGAGTCGTTGAGGACGGCGGTCATCATGCCTATCACATAGGGCATAACGTCAGAGTGAGACTCTGCACCCTTTGCAATTCGAATTGTCTCTAAGATTCCAGAGATACGTTCGTGATTTGTCATTTTAGTTTTACCTTTCGTTGTTGGTTATTGTCTATGAGTAGTCGGTAGCGAATTCACGGATGTCTTCGCTGTAGTGGCTAGCACAAACGGGGTAGTTGTATGGTGATACAGTAGTGGCAGTAGTGCCCTCATCACACAAGAAACATTCTTTCATTTTAGTTATCCTTTCTTTATGTCTTTATTTTAGCAGTAGCCTCAGACAGTCAAACACACTTGGTCTGGTGTTTCCACTCATACTTAGTCATTACTGAGTTATACACTCGTTCACCACACTCTGAGCAAGTGCCATTCCAGATGGTGTTATCCTTGCGGAACCCATCTTGAGGGTTGATTACTGAGAAACCGTTTCCGATTCCGTTCTTTCTGATTTCTTTGATTTCCATTTTAGTTTACCTTTCTTTACGTCTTCATTCTAACATGGGCGACGGACAGTGAAAAGTTTTTAGGGCATAGTTTTCCGCCTCGTAGAATAATTCTCGTAAATAGTTATCCACAGGCGGCCGGATCGCCCGGCCCCCGATTGCCAGGGTATGTCAAGCCGACACGCCGTTAGTTACTCCATTCAATCATTACTACATGGTCAGGATACATGAGAGCATAAGCGTTCTTTTGTGCTTCTGCTTCTGCCTTAGACCGTGAGCCGAAAGTCTCAACGACTCCGACTCCCTTCTTGATTACTTCTACAATATACATTAGTTTTCCTTTCTTGTTGTTTTTATTCTAACATGAGGGTCTGACACTCAAACTACGGTGAGCGTCTTTCCCCATACCATTGACTCAGTCTTTCCGTTAGTGAAAGTTACGTCAAAGCGGTCTTGGTTAATTTGCTTTACTGATTCGATGATTCCGCTTGCACGAATTACACCTTTACGGCTAATGGCAACCACGTTACCGATAGTCAAGTCTTGCTTGATTCCTGTTTCTGCTAATGTCATTTTCTATTTCCTATTCTTTATTGAGAGATTTATTTGCTAGGCTCATGTCTTGCGACCTTATTTGCTAGGCTCACTCTCTCTGTTTCTTTATCTTATGTCTTCAGACTATCACAGACCACGGACAATGTAAAGCCCATATAGGGTGTTTCTTATAACGAAATGGTAACATAGTTATCCACAGGCCGCCCGGCCCTGGATCTGGGGGTATGTCAAGGCGACACGCCGTTAGGGATAGAATGCTCCCCAATACAACAACACAAACACATACACTACACCAACAACCAAAGATGCTTTGACCAATAGAGTCAATGCCCTAGCAATACCCCTTGTTACATAGTACGCCTTAGACCGTTTCATTCTTCATCTCCAATATCTCGTGAAAGCAATAGTCACACATGACTACCATAGATAAGTTAAGTATCTCTGTCTTGTATACCATGACTTCATTAGCGTCAAAGTAGTCACACACTTCACACTTCATTTGCTTGCACCTACCTTATACTGCACACACTCACACACATACTCACACTCTGAGTAGCAACCTGTTTCCATTTTGTTATCCATTCTTTGTTGTTATCTATAACCTATCATGCACCACGGACAATGACAATGCGACACGCCGATAAGTCTAAAAATAGATTAGAATATTTTTTGAGGCAGGGCGGATACCAGTGTGCGGACTAATTTACTTGAATTGTTACTGTAAAGTGTGTATCGTTCACAAATACAAAATATTCAGAAAATGTCCAAATCGAAAAACAATAATTTTTCAGAAGGTCCAGGGTATGGATCAGTACAATCCTGATAGATAAACAATCAAAGCAAAGATAGCTACTATAGCAACAAGGCCACCAAAGATATCTCCTAGCATTTTACAAATCTCAGAGGGTAGCTAGGGAAGATCATTATCTTCTAAATCTTTTACATTAATAAATCCATAGTCAAGAAGATACTTATTAACCATTCTTCTTGAGATGTGAAACTCACGAGCAATCTGTCTTGATGTCTTTCTTTGAGTAACAAAGTTTTGTTCAAGCATTTCTTTATTGATGATTTCTGAATAATATGTCATAGATCTATTGTATCAAATTTCGGAGGTATTAGCAACGCAGTTGCTCCTGAAAGGGATATATTACCATTTATGCATAGGACACTTAGCCTGTTCAAGAGAAACCTTAAGCTTCATAAAACATCCACATTTGGAGCATCGCTTTGATCCTTTTAAAAAGAAAGGGCATTCATAACAAATAGCCAATCTTGATTCCATAAGTTCTCTTGTACTTCTCGGCATATTAGGATCAAGCAAATCCCATATGCTTACATCATCTCCAACTTTTCCCATATATATAGTATAACAAAAAATCTCCCTATCTGCATAAGGAGAAAATTTGTGCTGGTTTAAAGAACCAACTACGCTGGTTTCCGAAAGCACTTGACTGGGTTATATCCAGGATATCACACATATTTAGATAGTGGTATTTGGTATGTGTTTGGTATCTCTATACGCCGCCGAATTTTACGCCGCGATTTAAGAGCGATTAATTAAGTATATTGTGTATCCAGGGAATGTTTCATACAACATGTAGTAATTTTATTAAAAACTCAGGATATAATTAATATATCATGACAATTGAAGAGTGGCAAGCTATTATAGCAATCATAATTGGCGTTTCAGCAGTAGCTGGAATTCTATTCGCTATTCTTAGATTCTACATTAAGGCATTTGCCAAAGAACAGTTTGAAGAGATCAGACATGAACTTAAGCCAAATGGTGGATCATCAATAAAGGATCAGGTTACTAGACTTGAAACAGATGTGATTCATCTAAAAGAGCAGAATGAACGTGGAGAACAGTTCCACGAAAAGATAGATGGAAAAATAGATAGGCTTACAGAAATGTTTATAAGCTATGTATCTAACAATAAGTCTAATAAAGAATAGACTTATCCTTAATCCTTCGGATTGTTTTTCTTTTATTGAGAAGCTATCTCTAAGAGAGAGTTTTCTTAGTATCTATTATCTTTATATACCATAGCATACCCCGAGCATGTATTTGGTAACGTTTCTATAACAATGTTGTAACGATTATATAACAGTGTTGATATATCAATGATTTTTATTTTTTTGTTATCAAATTGTTACAATATGTTATAATAATTATGGCTGGCACTCGAACGTCTCTCATACCCACTATTTTCGGGTGCCAGTCCTATTAGTGGTGTATAATAGAATTACTATGACTACCGTCGCTGATATTTTTGGTGCAAATCCATATAACATGAAATGGACTGTCGTTCGAGGCGACACCGCTGTACTTCGTGTAGAGTTTTTACAGGATGACGAAGTAACAAAATATTCTACATCAACTTGGGAATATGCTTCATACGCATATGATTTTAAGGGAGATGTTCTAGACGAACTTGAAACATCTGCAGGAAGTGGATACGTAGAAATTACGGCACCTGCAGAAATTACAAAATTTTGGGGAATCGGATACAAGGCAGTAGTCGCAGAATTAGCTTTTGATCTCCAGGTAACTATTGATGATACTGTTTGGACACCTGTCATTGGTACAATCACTGTTATCGGAGACGTAACAGGAGGAAGTTTATAATGCCAACAATTAAAATTGTTCCATTCCCAGGTTCCGCTGGACAAACAGGTGCAGCAGGACCACAAGGAGTTCAAGGACCAACAGGACCAGCAGGACAAAATGCACTCTGGTCTTTTTCTGGTCCTTATAATAATTCAGCCACATATCCAATTGGTAATGTTGTTACATACAATGGTTCAACATGGTATCGTAATGCAACTGGTACAGTTGGACAAATTCCACAAGTTGGATCAGCCGTATGGCAATTGGTTGCAGCAAGCGGAAGTGGTGTTCCAGCAGGAGGAACCACTGGTTTCTACTTAGGGAAAGAGTCTCCAACAGATTATGCAGTAACCTGGATAGATCCAAGCATTCTCAAAATTAAAAAAGTTTCAGAAACATTTACAAGCGTAACTGGAGCTACTGGTGTGGTTGTGCATAACTGTTCTTTAGGGCATATTTTTAATCACACAAATCTTTCAGCAAACTTTACGGTCAATCTTACAAACCTAGCACTTGATGCAGGTTCAGCAACCACGGTAACACTAATTCTAAATCAGGGTGGTACTGCAAGAATTCCTACCGCTGTTCAGATTGCTGGTGTAGCACAAACAATTAACTGGCAGGGAGGTAGCGTCCCACCTGGAAATGCTAACAAGAAGGACATTGTCAGCTTTAGTATTTTGAATAATGGAGGGGCATACGCTGTCTTTGGTCAGCTAGTGTCGTTTGGATAATGCTTAGTTCATTTACAGGATCATTTCAAGCAGGTAAGCGATCTGGAACTGTTGAGCCTTTTACTGCAAACATTGTTCAGTCTGGACTAGTTTCGCATTTCGAGTCTAGCTACCCCGATTCATATCCAGGTACTGGAACATCCTGGTTTGATCTAAAGGGAAACAGTTCGCCAGCAATTTTGCAAAATGGCACAGACTATAGCCTATTCAATAATGGTGTATTTGTTCTAGATGGAGTTGACGATTTTATTTCTGTCCCAGACTCAACGGTAACTAGGGGCGAGCCAAACACAGTGTTTACACTACAACTATGGATTGACGTATCTTCATTTAATGATAAAGATAGAATATTTGAAAAATATACATCTGGTGCAGGATATTCTCTACAGCTTCGCAATGAAGGTCAGCTTGCCCTTCAAATGGACGGTACATCAAATGATTACTACGTTCTTTCTACTTCTTCAATTACTACAAATACTTGGATTCTAGTTACATCAGTGATTGCATTTAATGGAAGAAGCACCACATCAAGCAAAGTTTACGTAAACAACACAGAGTATATTTCTCTTGCAAATACAGAAACAAGCACAGGAACAAATAACTCAATACTAAAGATTAATTCTGGTCAAACACCAGGATCTCGTGAGCCAATATCTAGAATTGGTGCTTTGTACGTTTATAATAAGGCACTCAGCAGTTCAGAAATACAGGAAAACTTTAACGCTACGAAGGGAAGATTTGGAGTAGCTTAGGCTATGATATAATCATAATGGTGATACTATGACACAACCCTTTACCCCAACAATTCCAGGTGCAGCACCAGGGATACCTCCGCTTTTTACTGTAACAAACCCGTCCCTTGATGATGATGCAGATATTGTTAAGGCATTTGAGGATTACCACACAAGCGTAAGCTGGTACCTTAATGATTCAGTTAAAAAAACTACTGCAACAGCTCAAACGATATCTAGTGCACTAACTCTTTCTGGTGCACTAACTCTTTCTGGTGCTACTGTAGGCGTTTCTTCAGCTACCGTAACTTTTAGTGGTAGCGTTACATTTTCTTCTTCAGTAAATGTAACTGGATCTTTGACAGCATCAAATGGTATCAATGCAGATATGCTTGCCGAAAATGGATCAACAAAGGTTCTTGAAAATGGAAATGCTAGTGCAATACTTTTAACAGGTGCTGGCAACACTCTAGCTTCAACTTCTTATAATGCTATTTTGTATGGAACGGCTGCGGTAGCAAGAAGTGCTTTACTGTACAAAGCTGCTGGTGGAGATTTTACCAATCTTGATGGATACAGAAGAATTTTTATTGGTGCAACCCAACCAACTGCTCCAGGACTGCAGGCTGGCGACATTTGGATGTGGTAGCAGATGCCAACTATTGATTTTCCTGGTGGAGCAATTGGAAACTTCGGACCATCTTTCTTCCTCGACACAAACGATTTCATTCAACAAGAACTTGTTGGCTTTCCAAATGCAGCAGCTGGTGCAAGAGTAAATATTGACGGTAACTATGCTATAAGGGTTGCCTCTATTAGCCCAGATAGGCTAACTGGCACGAATAGTAAGGCTATTGTTTATGCAAATGTCCTGCACGGAGAAGGCGCAATCATACTTTCTTCAACAAACCCAGCAACAACTTGCGCCGTTAGAGTAACAAAAACTGGTGGAACAGAAACCACTTTTCGCAGAGACAACGTATCAACAAATGCTGTAATACATTATAGGTACGATGGCTATACTGGTGGTGATTATGGTGCATTCCTCGGCCGACTGTCTGGAAGTTGGGTCTGGACTACCGTTCCATCAGCACCAGCTAGCATTTCTAGAACTTTAAACGGTACAAGTGTTACAGTAACAAGAACTAATTCTGCAGCTGATGGTGGTGCTGCCATCGCTAACTACAGAGTTCAAAGAAGAGAGTCTACTGATGGAACAACCTGGGGAGCTTGGGGAGGCACTGAGGTTCTAGCAACAACAACCCTTTCTCACACCTATACAAACTTAACACCAGGACGTTATCATCAGTTTAGAATGTTTGCTTTTAATACTGCAGGATTTGGCTCAGCTGCCACATCAACAGCAGTATTCATTACCGCTATCACAAGATATGTGGGGCCAAGCTTTACAGTTTTAAGTAAACTTAGAAAATATGACGGATCAGCTTGGCAAAACATTACACAAGTTAGAAGATGGAACGGAACATCTTGGGTAGCAATTGATATAACTGGGGTTAATTCTACATAATACAATTAATTAGTTATGGTATAATTTAATCATGGCTACTACTAGAGGGTCTGGGTATTCTATTGGCAATACCCCACCATTTATCACATGGACAGTTGTTCGTGGAGACTCTGCTTCATTTAGAGTGTATGTTACAGACGATGCAAAGGCTCCTTTAACTATTGCCAACTGGGCTATTGAGATGGAAATTAAGAGACCAACAGTTGCCCAGACAACTCCAACAATTACAGACAACGCCAGTTTGCGTATGACATTGTTCCCACAGGCAACAGCTGCAGACGGTCCTGGAGAATTTACAGTAAAGCTTACCCCACAACAATCTACGGTTCTTCAAACTGGAGACATCTTTGATATTGAGCTTTCAGATGCCACAAGGGTGTGGACAGTTGCCCAGGGTAGCATGATCATTCTAGAGGATGTTACTAACTCAGTGGTGTCATAATGTCTACTGTAAAGATAATAGACACTGGTTCTGGCATAGCACGTAGAGCTAAGTCTGTCAATTATGCAAGGGCCTCTTTTGATAATTTGCAGGCTAAGGCAGAAGTTTCAGACATTGTCAATACCTCAAAAGTTTTAGGGGCAACAAGCTATCCAATACTTGATCTTTCTGATCTTTCTCACAAATCTTCTGTTGAAGAAATATCTCCATTCAGAATAAGGTTTACGACATTGGGATTTTCTAATTTCCCAGCTGGATCGGCGGCACCTATTGGTATTGCAGTTATCGGATACAATAACTTAATCTTATAATCTGATATACTTTTACTATGGCTAGAATTGATATCAATACACTAAAATCAAAGTTTGAAACTGGAGATATTCCTACTGGTGCAGACTATGTTGATTTGATTGACACCCTGATTCAGCAGAGCACAGATCTTGGATCATTTGGTAACAATGAGCACACCTTGAGTGCAATTTCTTCACCAACAATTATTGACAGTTTTCCTGCAACTCAATGGAGAGTTGTAAAGTATCTTGTTTCTATTTCAAAAACAGACGGTGCAAATAATAAATTTTATGCAACAGAACTAACAGTCCTTATGGACAAAAACAATGTTAGTGTTACAGAGTATGGAATATTAGATAACGACGGCACACTTGGAGCAGTTAGTGTTTCTCAAAGTTCTGGAAACATTACTCTAACCGTTACCCCAGCTGTAACGCCAGTTACTGTTCGATTTTCTCGAATAGGACTTAAGGCATAGTATAGGAAACTTATGGCAATCGAAGATAAGAATTTTAAGGTAAAGAAAGGCATTGACCTAAACGGTCCCATTGGTGTTGGACCAACTGGCAACTATGGAAATGCTGGACAAATCTTAACATCTCAAGGATCTTCTTCACCAACATGGACTGATTCAGCAACTGGTCCGACTGGACCGACTGGACCAACAGGTGCTGCTAGCACAGTTACAGGTCCAACTGGTCCGACTGGTCCCACAGGAGCTACAGGTAGTGCGTCTACTGTTACAGGTCCTACTGGGCCAACTGGAGCAACAGGTGCTCAGGGAGTCACTGGACCAACAGGTAGTCCTGGATTTATTGGCTCTGACGGAGCAACTGGTGCTACTGGACCAACAGGTTCTACTGGCCCTACTGGAGCTACTGGTGCTCAAGGAATTCAAGGAGTAACTGGACCACAAGGTGCTTTAGGACCACAAGGTGCTCAAGGAATTCAGGGTGTTCAAGGAATTCAGGGTTCGACAGGTCCTACAGGAGCAACTGGTTCTCTAGGACCAACTGGACCAACGGGTGCTACAGGAATTCAGGGTCCCACAGGTCCTCAAGGTATTCAAGGAGTTACAGGTGCAACAGGTCCAATAGGTGTTACTGGAACACAGGGAGCTACAGGTCCACAGGGAAACATTGGTCCTACAGGTCCACAAGGAAGTCAAGGCGTACAGGGTGTACAGGGAGAACAAGGTCCGACTGGATCTACTGGTGCTGTAGGAGCTACAGGAGCTACTGGTCCTCAAGGTAGTATTGGGGCAACAGGTCCAACAGGTAGCATAGGGGCTACTGGACCACAAGGAAATCAGGGTCCTACTGGTCCACAAGGACAGACTGGTGCAACTGGTCCACAAGGTATTCAAGGTATACAGGGTGTCCAAGGTACTGTTGGAAATACTGGACCACAAGGTGTAACTGGACCTACAGGAAGCCAGGGTCCAACTGGACCACAAGGAAGCACTGGAGCCACAGGACCACAAGGAGCAACTGGTCCGCAGGGTGAGTCTGGACAATTTGGTGGTGCAGTATTTACTTATAACTATTTAACCAATACCACAAATTCAGATCCTGGTTCTGGAAACCTAAAGCTAAACAACACTAACTTTACATCTGCTACTTCACTTTACATTGACTTTTTAGATCTTAACTCTACAAACAATCAGGCATACCTGGACACAATTGACGACTCTACTTCAACCATTAAGGGTCATTTTAAAATGGAACAGGTTGGCAACTCTGCTAACTTTGCCTATTATGCTATCAACGGATCCCATACTCACTCAACTGGATATTTTGCTGTCCCAATTGTATATTTGTCTGGTTCTGTATCGTCTTTTGCTGACGGTACTGATGTAAATGTTACATTTGTTCGTACTGGTGATGCTGGTGATCCTGGTCTTGGTGGAACAATTGCTAACTGGGGATCGTTCTGGGACACTACAGACCAGGTAGCGACAACAATCAACACTGCTTATCCAATTACTTTAAACACTTTTGACCCAGACGGAATTGGTGTCACAGTTACTTCGGGTAGTCTCATTACCGTCGCTGATGCTGGAACATACAATATTCAGTTCTCTGCACAGTTAGCCTCAGACACAACTAGCACCTCATACGAGTCTTTTGTACATATTTGGGGAAGACTTAACGGCTCGGATATCGCTGATTCTGCAGGAACAGTAAGACTAGCAGGCAAGGCTCCTGCATTAGTCGCAGCTTGGAACTATGTCTTAGAACTTTCTGCTGACGATGAATTTGAATTTATGTGGGCTACGGACAACTTAAGTTCTTACATTAAACACAATACCACTACCTCTCCAGCACCAGCTATTCCATCCATGATTGTTACAGTAACTCAAGTTACTTACACTCAGGTTGGTCCTACAGGACCTACAGGTGCAACAGGACCTACAGGTACAGCAGGTGCAACAGGACCTACAGGTACAGCAGGTGCAATAGGTGCAACAGGTCCAACTGGACCACAAGGCACTATTGGTGCCACAGGACCTCAAGGCATACAAGGTATTCAGGGCATTACTGGACCACAAGGTGAAGTTGGTGCAACTGGACCAACAGGATCAGCTAGCACGGTTGCAGGTCCAACAGGTCCCACAGGAGCACAGGGATCGATTGGGGCAACAGGTGCTACTGGTCCAACTGGCCCACAAGGAGCAACTGGTCTTATTGGACCAACAGGTCCTCAAGGTATCCAGGGTGAACAGGGAATTACTGGAGGCACAGGTTCTCAAGGACCTACTGGACCTCAAGGTGCTATAGGTCCCACAGGCCCAACGGGTTCTGCAGGAGCCACAGGAGATGCTGGACCGACAGGACCAACTGGTGCAGTTGGAGCAACTGGTGCTCAAGGTCCAACTGGTGCTCAAGGTCCCACAGGCTTAACAGGTGATATTGGGCCTACAGGAGCAACTGGTGCTCAAGGTCCAACTGGTGCTCAAGGAATTCAAGGTGTTCAGGGTAATACTGGAGAAGCTGGTCCTACAGGCCCTACTGGTGCTACAGGAAGTCCTTCTACAGTTACAGGACCTACAGGTCCTACAGGTGCTACAGGGGCAGCCTCTACCGTTACTGGTCCAACTGGACCCACAGGAGCAACTGGAGCAGCAAGCACCGTTACTGGTCCCACAGGACCTACAGGGGCTACGGGTGCTACTGGACCAACGGGCGCATCAGAAACTCTTATTTTACAAGCAACAATTTCTGCTACTGGAACACAGTCTGTAACTCTAACTGGTGCCCCTGATCTTGTTTACGCCGTTGTTGTTGGAGCAGGTGGCGGTGGTGGAAACGGCAACAACGTAAGCTATCAAGTCGGTGGTGGCGGTGGTGGCGGAGCTGTTGTTAGCGGATGGGTTCCAGCACAAGCGACTTGCTTTATTGGAACAGGTGGCACTGGTGCCACTGGTGCTACAGCAGCCACTGACGGTGGAGATTCTTACTATGCTGGTCTTTTTGCTCAAGGTGGAGAGGCTGGTGGTAAAGCCGCTGCAGCCTCAGTTTCCGTTAATGGTGCAGGAGCTGGTGGCTCAGGAGTCACAACTACAGCAGGAACAATTACAGGAGCTGCTGGATCATCTCTAGCTTATTGTGTAGGTGGTGCTGGTGGTTCTGCTACCTCTGGTACAGGAACAGCCGCAGGAACTGCAGGAGGTACAGCTGTAGCAGGAGGTGGAGGCGGTGGAGCTTTTACTACTTCAACAACGCTTAGTGCAACTGCTGGTGCAGGTGGTGCTGGTCAAACTGGTGGTGGTGGAGGATCTGCTGCAATCAACAGCACAACAACTGGTGTAGCAACTGGTGGAGCAGGTGGAGCAGGATATTTCGGTGCAGGAACTGCAGCTACTGCATCCGTTGGAACCTCTGCAGCTGGTAAAAATTCAGGTGGTGCTGGCGGCACAGGATATTTAGCAGTAGGGGTTACTGGAACTGCTGGAACTTCAACTACTGCTCGTACTGGTGGTGCAGGAGGTTCTGGTGGTGGAGGCGGAGGAGCCGCTACTGCTGGTGGTGCTGGTGGTGCTGGCGGTAACGGATGCGTATTGATTTACTGGTGATAAAATGATTCCTATTCCCAAAGATAAAGTACTTAGATATCAAGATTCAACTGCAGGTACTAGAACAATTGTCCCTAAGTGTGATGGCACCATCTACAATGTTGTTCAGCAGACCGACGGCAAAATTATTTTTGTAGGAATTTTTACTAATGTAAACGGTGTTCCTAATGCTAGTGGAATTGCTAGGCTTAATTCAAACGGTAGCGTTGACACCTCTTTTGTTGCAAACACTGGGACAGGAGCTACAGGCGATAGTGGCTCTATAAGTAAAGTTCTTTTGCAGTCTGACGGAAAAATACTTATTGCTGGTCAGTTTACTTTGTTTAATGGCTCAACGGCGACTCGCATAGCTCGTCTCAATCCTGACGGTACTTTAGATACCGCTTTTATGACAAATATTGGTACAGGACCAACAACAAGCCGTTATATATTAAGCATTGCACTTCAAACTGACGGAAAAATTGTTGTTTCAGGAACTTTTGAATCTTGGAATGGAGTGACAACAGTCGGTGGAATTGTTCGATTAAACTCTGACGGAACTAGAGACTCTTCTTTTGTTTTTGATGACACAGATGTTAGTGGGCAAATCAACGCTATGGCCGTACAAAGTGATGGAAAAATTGTACTTGTAGGAACTATTAATCAGATCAAAGGAGTATCTTGTAATTGCGTAGCTCGCCTTAATTCTGACGGCAGCTTAGATACGGCCTTTACAGCTGCTGTTGAGGGGCCATATGACTCTGAGTACAGTCCAGTACTACTAGATGTTGCTATACAACCTGATGGCAAAATTATTATTGTGGGGGGAGACTTTAGCTCTTGGATAGTAAACTCGGTCTCTCAGACAGCAGTTGGAATAGTTCGCCTTAACTCAAACGGAACTGTTGAATTCCGTAACGAGTCAGTTTCATATAGCTTTAGGTGCATCTACATCCAATCTGATGGAAGTTTTCTTCTTGGTGGTGTCGAGAGCCTTTACAGAGTAACTTCAAATGGAACGTTTAGTTCAAACTTTGGTCCTAGTAACGGTGGCCTTGTGGATGATGTAATTCAGCTATCCAGCGGAGACATTTTTGCCATCGGAGGATTCAGTGAGTGGTCAGGAAACACTCTCTACAAAGGTTTTGTAAAAATAAACTCAACCACACTAGCTATTTCTATGAGTGATTTTGATCCACTTCCTGATCTTGTATTTGCCATTGTTGTAGGTAGTGGCAACGCTGGAGGAGCCAGCGGCGGCGGCGGCGGTGGCGGAGCTGGGGCAATTGTTTATGGCCTTGTTCCAGCTTCTAATAAAGTAACTGTTGGTGCTGGACCAACAGGGCTTTCAAGTTCTGGAGGAGAGCCAAGTTTATACTCAACACTATATGCTGCTGGTGGAGGAATAGGAACAATTGGTTCAACTCCTTCCGTTTTTGGTGCAGGAGCCACCCCACAGGCTAGTCTTAGCAGTAGTACAACTGTTGCTAGTAATTCTGGTTCTGTACTATTTACTTCTATAGGAGGAGAATCGGGTAATTGGGTTATATCAAATGTTGCTGGTGCTGTAGCTGCTACTGATGGCAGATCTGGTGTTTCTGGTGGCGGTGGTGGGGCTGCTTCTACTTCTTTTGCTGGTTCAGCTGCTGCTACTGGTGGCAATGGTGGGTCTGGACTAATTGGTGGCGGAGGAGGTGGAGCACGGCAAAATAACGCTGCAAATGGAGCAACTGCTACAGCTGGCAGCGGCGGATCTGGTGTATACCCTGGTGGTACTGGGGCTACTCGTACTGGTACATCTACTAAGTATGTTGGCGGTGGAGGAGGCGGTGGTTTTTTGGGGCCAGGGGGCAATGGAACCTCAGACACAACAAGCACATCTGTTGGAGGTGCAGGTGGCCTAGGCGGCGGTGGAGGCGGAGGCCTGGGGGGAGACGGCGGCAATGGCTGTGTCCTGCTATACTGGTAATAAGGAAAAAATATGAATGAATCAATCGTTATATGTCGTATAGCTGGCTGTCAAAATTCGGGTATGCCAATTACAATTCTTACCGACGAAATTATTCCAATAAACGTAGTATGTGGTCCATGTGGTACACAGATCACAGACATTACCTTTATGCAAATTCTTTCCAATGTTGAGTCTTAAAAAATAGTGGGTATTAGTGAAAATAGCAGTGTATGCAATTGCACTTAATGAAGAGCAATTTGTAGAAAAGTGGTATGAGTCAGCAAAAGAAGCTGACTATCTTTTGATTGCCGATACTGGTTCTACAGACGGCACATTTGAAAAGGCTTTGGGTTTAGGCATTAATGTTATACCTGTATCTGTAAAGCCTTGGAGATTTGATGTTGCTAGAAACGCTTCTCTAGCCTTGATACCCTCGGATATTGACTACTGTATTGCTTTAGACATGGACGAAATTCTTCTTCCTGGTTGGAGGCAAGAACTGGAGGGTATGCTAGAAAAAGGAATTACTCGTCCTAGATATAAATATACTTGGTCATGGAATGAAGACGGATCTCCTGGACTTCAGTATGGTGGAGACAAGATTCATGCAAGGCACGGATACGTTTGGAAGCATCCAGTTCATGAGGTGATCAAAGCTGATCGTATAGAAGAAGTACAGGGTTGGTGTAATCTTGAAATTCATCATTACCCAGATTCTTCAAAGTCAAGGGGACAATATCTGCCACTGCTTGAACTCTCTGTAAAAGAAGATCCTACAGATGACAGAAACGCATACTACTATGCTCGTGAATTGTTTTTTAATGCAAGGTATCAAGAGGCACAAGAAGAGTTTAAGAGACACCTATCTTTGCCAAAGGCAGTTTGGCCTCCAGAGCGAGCAGCCTCTATGCGATATATTGCAAAGTGTGCCACAGAAGATGCAGAGAAATGGTTTAAGCTTGCAATAAAAGAAAGTCCTGGCAGAAGAGAGCCAATAGTAGAATTGGCAGGGTACTATTATGAAAAATCAAACTGGGAAAACTGCAAACAGCAATGCCTAGAAGCATTAGATATTAAAGAAAAGCCACTAGACTATCTTTGTGAAGATTTTGCATGGGGATATCTTCCGTATGACTATCTTGCAATCTCTTATTATTATTTAGGAGACAAAGAAAATGCTTTGAAGTATGGCAAAAAAGCTCTTGAACTAAACAAGACAGATCAAAGGCTTCTAGAGAATATTGGATTTTATAGTGAATAGGTTTTGACTTTCAATATAGTTACGCTATAATAGAAACTTACCGTTATTTTAGGAGGTAAGAATGTTAAAATTTTTTAGTTTTAAGGGCTTTGCAGTTGTTGCAAGTTTTGCTATATTTTTATCATTTTCTTTGGCAAACCCAGCTATCTCAAATGCTGATGAAAATGCTAGTTATAGCTTTGAAGAAAAAGGAACACAAACTCTAAAGGCATCAGATTACACTGCTTCAAAAAGATCTCTTGACATTTATGTGCCAAAGTTTATGTGGCCTGTATCACCAGAACATTACAATGAGGGGTTTGGTGTTTGGAGAGCAAACACAAAGTCCTATCATAACGGGCTTGACCTTATGCCAGGGTATGGAACAACAATAGTTTCAGCAACAGACGGAGTAGTTATAAAAGCAGAATCGTCTGGGTCTTATGGGGTACACGTTATAATATTTGACGGTGGATACTATACAATGGTTTATGCTCATATGATTGAGGGATCAATACCACCACATATTGCACCTGGCACGACAGTAAGAATGGGAGATCCAATTGGCCAAGTAGGAAACACTGGTCTTTCAACTGGTCCTCACTTGCACTATGAAATTCGTGATGGAAATACGCCAGTTGATCCTTGGCCTGTAATGAACAAATACGCAACAGGGTAATTTTTTATATCATGGTATAATTGTTAAGGAGGTAAGACATGAGTTATATTAACACGCTCGCTCGCTATCCAATTTCGGATGGATGGCAAGACCACTTAAATCGTGGCTCTCGTGGCGGCATTGATTATGCCACTGGCATGAACACCCCGATTCCTGCTCCAGGAGCTGGTCGTTTAGAAAATAGACCAGACACTGGAAATGGTCGAGGGAATTGGATTCGTTTTCATCATGGAAACGGTTTTGTTGATGAGTATTTACATCTTAACAGTTTTGTTGGTGAGGGAAACTATGCTCAGGGTCAGGTTATCGGCTTCACAGGTAACACTGGGGACAGCACTGGACCCCACGTACACTGGCATCTAATTTCACCAGATGGAGTAAGGGTCAACCCACTTGAATATGTTCAGGGTGCATCTGCTGGTGGTAGTGGAAGCACTGCTTCATCAGTCACAAACTCTATCCGTTTAGTACAACAGAATCTAGCAAACATTGGACTTTACGACGGAGCTATTGATGGCACTACTGGACCAAAGACTTGGACAGGAATCCAGACACTGCTACAGCAAAACTATCTTTATTCAGGGCTAATTGATGGAATTCCAGGTAAAAACACATATATGGGATTACAGAAGTATGGTCAGAAAAATGGTAACTATGCCCCACCAGGATCTGTCGATGGAATTCTTGGTCCACTATCGTGGGCTGGATTCTTGCAGACCCTAGTAGAGGACATTAATGCTATGAATAATGCAAAAGCAGAAGCAGCTAAAGCAGCAGCCGAAGCTAAGAAAGCAGCAGACAAAGCAGCAGAATATGCAAAAGCAGTTGCCGAAAAGGTAGCTGCAGAAGCTAAGAAGGCAGAAGAAAAAGCTGCAGCAGATGCAAAAGCAGCAGCAGACAAAGCTGCAAAAGAAGAGGCTGCAAAGCCTGTTGAAACAAATAAACCAACTAAGGAGACAAAACCTATGGCTACTATTAAACCGCTTCCACAGGGAGCACAGGATGCCGCAAGTGATGCTATTGGAATTCTTATTCCAAAGGCACAGAATCGTAGAATTGCATACGCAATTTATGGTCTTGCAGCACTGGTCGTTAGCAACATTGGTGTAGGCATCATGGCTGCTGGAG